GTGGTGCAAGATAATGGCGTGACGGACAAGGGGGACATCACAGACCCACGTGTCCTGATGCGTGCCACTGCGCTCATCTGCTCCTACTACGACAAATTGCAGGGCAAGCGCATAGACAACCTCACGGTTAAGGAGGTGGTGAACATAGTCACGGATAGCGTAGAGGAGCGCATCTCATTTTCGGGCTTCGCAGAAACTCACATCCGCAAGCTATCAGATAGAGGAGTAAAGCGAGCGGACAACTACCGCTATGCCCTCAATAGCTTCCTCTCATTCGCTGGGAAGACCGATATAGCATTCTCAGAAGTCACCTCAAAACTCCTGCGCCAATGGGTGGACAGCCTCGCACACACGAAACGAGCAAAGAGTATGTACCCAACACTCCTAAAGGCAATATTCAAAGCAGGGATGGAGGAGTACAATGACTACGACAGAGGTGTACTGAAGGTGGCTAACCGCCCCTTTGAGTTCCTCAAGATCCCGTCCACAGAGACACCAGAGAAGAGGAGCGTGGACGTAGAGCATCTTCGGAGGTTCTTCGCCTTTTCACCGAAAAGCGGACAAGCTAAGTACGCACAAGACGTCGCATTGGTGAGCTTTTGCCTTGCGGGGATGAACATTGCGGACTTGTACGAGCTCACCCCAGACAACCTCCAGTTGGACAAGGTGTGCTACCACAGGGCGAAAACTAAGGGTAAGCGAAGCGACAGTGCATATATGGAGGTGTGCATACCACTGCAGGCTATGGAAGCCTTAGCAAGGCTTACAGAGGAGGCTCGAGAGGGCTACCTACTTAACCTCTCCACAAGGTATTACGATAGGCACGCTTGCACCAGCTATATATCCCAAGGCATAAAGAAACTATGTGAGGAGGCTGGACTACCCACAATGACTAGCTATTCACTCCGACACAGCTGGGCGACTATAGCACGCAACGAGGTAGGAGCAAGCGAGGAGGAAGTTGCCTTTGCTCTCAACCATGTGTCTGCGCATAGAGTCACAGATAGATATATACGTAAGGACTTCAGCAGGATAGACAGACTGAACGAACTAGTGATAGCGTACGTGTTTGGGGAGGATATATAGGAGGAACAAGATATGTACAGAGAAAGGCGAATATCTGTACATATAGAGGGTGATATGCATAGATATTGCTCTTTTCTTGTACGTATTATCCCGATGTTTGGAGTTGTTCTTTTTATTGCTACCTTTGCGGTGTAGATGTCGGCAGACGTCTATAGTACCAACTCGCAGGTACTCGTTTAGTTTGAGACGTACATGATGATATGTAATCATGATAGGTCTACCAGGGCGGGGATAAGGGAAACCTATCCTCGCCCTTTCATTTATGGTATCTCCCACTACATATAAAGAGAAGGGAGAGGCCGAAGCCCCTCCCCATAACCCAATTGGGCATAAGACAAGCCCAACACCCTAACAACTGCTAGGGCGATACAAAGATAGTAATATTATAGCTATCTCCTCTTATTCAGCAGTTCAGTAAGCTCTCCTATGTGCATAGCCTGCTGCAGTATAACGCCATCTTTGCTCTTGAGGAGCTCTCGCATCTCCTTCAACTCATCAAGTAGATTAGCCATACCCTCGGCTCGGAGCATATCGCCCTCCCCTGATATTAGCCACTCCTCTCTTATCTCGGGTATAGCCTTGAGGATGATCTTTGTGTCGTATGTTCCTCGTATACCCCAAGAGCTAAGCCTCTGATGGCTTATGCCTAATATGCGTGCGAGGTCAGTTAAGCTCTCGACACCCATATACACCCTTATAGCATCTATATTACCAGCGACGTCAGCTGTTATATCTCTTCTTAATCGTGCCATATATTATATGTTTATTGTCGTCGGCAAATGTACAAAATAAATAGCACAATATCCATCGTACTACAGCTAGGCAAATCAATACGAAAACCATAATACCCTATATACAAGCGAAATAACAAACACACTGAAATTATTTTGCTGAAATATTTGGTTGCATCAAAATTTTACCGTACCTTTGTATTGTCAAAGGGGACGAGCCCCAGCGACATAACCCATAAAAAAAGATAAGACAATGGACAAGACAATCGAAATCGCAGGCAAGAGCTACGAAGTAAAGAGCTACAGCGACGAACGCAAAATCTACGTAGATGCTGGCGAGCTACTAGATGTTGTGACAGAAGACAACGCAGAAGAGGTTGTAGGCGACCTCATCGCAGTAGCTGAGGGCATAGCTTTCGACAGCGCCCATAGCATGATAGAGAGCGAGGATGTACCATACGGCGAATGCATGGTAATGATGTCGTTTAACGACATTGAGGGCGAAAGTGTATACCTTTCAGCTGAAGTTGAGGTGTATGCAGATGAGTCTATGAACGGCAAACTTCGCACAATCACAACGATGCTCCTCCCCAAGTCCCCATACGACATAGATAGTGACAACTACCAAGAAGAGGTTGCCGAGAACTATGAGTGTGTGTGCTATGCACTAAAGAAGCTAGACAGGTGCGACGCTGTAAGGTCTGACGAGATGGACGAAATCATCGAGGCAAACCACAATTGGGGCGTAAACGACGAAGAACAAGACTAAGACGAGCAACAAAACAGCCCCCACAGATCTATCTGTGGGGGCTGTTTGCTTTTTGGCCATTAGCTACGTGTTACACTCCAGCGACTTAGCTAACAAAATAAGACGATATAGCACGCCACGTCCTCGCTTTTTGGCCTTCTTTTGGTCTTTTGCTCACCTCACATATAAGGCGATCAAAGGCAAGGCAACACGCTGAAACACAGACAGCTATTTATTTGCCTGCCATTTGCTCTACCATCTTTATGTTAGATGAACCGACGAACGAGAGGTAGCCACACCCTGCGGGTCTTGACGCCTACGTAGCCGAGGCCTGCCACGGCAAGCACCCAGAAGCCTGCTATCTGTTGCTTCTGCCACTTGCCGAGGGGCTTCTCTACTTCACGCACCTCAGTCTTGCGAACCTCTCTATCTCTGTAGACTATACTATCTCGATAAACAATAGGGGTCTCCGTCTCTATCGGTCGGGGCCCCGCCTTCGTCTTCAGCTCATGCCATAGCGTTCCGTTAGCATAGACGTGTGCCGTGCTGACAGCCCAATCGTTTTCGAGCCTGCTGGTGCTATCCTTGATCTTGGCGACCGCCACCTGCTGGGGCACGTTGATACGCACCGTGTCACGCTTGTAGACCGTCCGCTCTACCACTTTGGTGTAGACGCTATCCCGTCTCACTTCACTCTGGCTGGGAGGCGCTTTCCGCCGTGCCCCACAACCAAACAAGATGAGTAGTAGGATGATGGTTATCACACCCACGACCATACACCTCGTTACGTCGTCTTTATTCTTGAAGCCCATGATACATTAAATGATACATTAAATGATACTTTACTTGCCCTCCAGCTTCTCGTGAACCTTGTCCACGAAGTCTGCACCAGAGCCACTGCCACCTGCAGGCGGAGTCTCTGGCTTAGGGTCTGGCCTACCACCCTCGGGAGGTCTACCATAGAACTCTGGATGCCACTCCCTATCTAGGGCGTAGGCCTCTGCCTCGTCCATGATCTCATACAGGAGCGCTTCCTCCTTTGACGTTCGCACTAGTCGCCCAATGGTCTTGCGCGCACGGCTAACCACCATCTTCCCCTTGGGGGCTTTGATCCTTACTGACTTTCCCATAACGATAAGGTTAAAAATGTTAAACTACCTATAGTTGATCGTCCAACCTTTGGAGCTTGCGACTTCTCCAAGTTCGACCATCTCTTCCTCGTGATCGTCTACCAGCTTCTGCGGTAGGTACATTGTCGTTCCAGAGGTTACGCTCTTAGCCTCATTGATGAGGTAGCGTACACTCTCAAGGGAGAGTGATACACTCTCAAACGCTATGAGGTCGCGCCCAACTCCCTTTAACCTTATCTCTCGGAGCTTCGGACATCTTGTGATGAGGTTTGAAATGTTAGTAGCTACTGACAAGTCAATGATACCCTCTACTTCCTCTAGCATTGCACACCCATCAAAAAGATACTGAGCATTGCTTATCATTCCACCTCCAAGAGAGAGCTTTACCCTCTGGAGTCTTGTGCACGCATAAAACGCCGCGAATACATCTGTCACCTTGGATACATCGCCAATAGTTACAGATCTAAGCGAAGCACATTCTGCGAAGGAGTAGAATAGCGAAGCGTTCTGTGGCATTGCTCCGATCACCACAGACTCTAGTGAACTCGCCTTATGTGCAAAACTTCGCATACTCGTCAAGTTCGGAAGGTCTGGTAATGTGAGCTTTTTGACTTTCACACTCTCCTGGATGAAGCTCTCCAAGTTCACAGCTCGTTCTATGCCTAGGATATCTGGAACTCGAACGAGGTTAGGGCATCGTCCAAATACCCACGATAGATTAGCAGCTGTATACCCTTCATCCACCTCCATATCAGGAAGCACCTCATCTTTCCATTGGTAGCACTGCTGATCCTTAAAGATTTTTAGGCGTGCTGGCTTCAGCCCACGTATCTTTCCAGAGTAGCTGGAAAGTCCGTCATCATCGGCCACTACAGCACCAAGTTCTATGAGCGCTTTCTTTATCTCTTCCCTGTCATGCATCAGGGCGAGCAATTCTTCTGCTACAGCTTTTGGAGTGTTCATCTTCTTGTTCCTCTTACATCCTTGATTAGTTCGAGCACTACGAGCCACCCACCCGAGGCCCATTCCTCTTCTGTCATCTTGGGGCTATCGTTGGTGGTGTCTAGGTAGATTTGGTAGGCACTCTTTCCCGTGAGGCTAGCCATCCATTCGGTTTCGCTCTTCTTCGGGTTGTCGGTCGTCGTCCTCAGATAGATTTGGTACGCACTGTCACCCGTGTCTCCCTTGTGGCTGGCAAGCCACTCGGGTAGCGTCTTCTTAGGGTTGTCGGTCGTGACCTTCAGATAGAGGTCATAGGCACTATCTCCAGTATCACCCTTAAAGCTAGCAAGCCACTCGGGTAGCGTCTTCTTAGGGTTGTCGGTGGTAGTCTCAAGGTAGAGCTCGTAGGCGCTCTTCCCCGTCGCAAGCTGGGCTATAGCCACCGAGATGTTTGCCTTCGGAAGCCCTGCATCCGCCCCGTCAGACACCACTTGACAGAGCTCTGTTAGGAGTGTCGCATCTCTGTATCCATCGGCAAAGTGGGTGTCGGCCTCCCTAACCTTGAGTCGTAGCTTATACAAGCCAAGGTTTAGACGCTCTGTGAGCTCTTTGGTGATCTCCACCTTGAGGAGTTTGCCCTCTATCTGTACGTCTATGCTCTCTATCCCTCCGCAATCGGTGCGTATCTCTGCCTCTATCCGCTCTAGCGTTCGTGGATCTATCACATCAGACACATCTGGGTCGGGGCTCGTGCCAATCTCTCCGTCGTGCCTGTATAGCGCAATGGAGAAGATGGTATCAGTGCCTATCCTCACCCTCGGGGCATTACTTCGTGTTCTATTCGTGCATCCCATAACCTTCTTCTTTGGGAAAAATCGGAATTTCCGATTTTTCAATTCCTACATCTGCAAGGAGTGGAGCATCTACTTGTATACATGATGGTTAATTAGTGCATACGGCAAATGCCTCCCTCCTTACAGTGCAAATCTACAGTGACAAGTGTCACCCTAAAATCGTGTAGTGTCTACCATCGTAGTGCATCACCTTCCCCCGTGGCTTACTCCCCTTGGGTGCTACAGAGACGTGCACCCAACGGCTACCACCCTTGGGGCGTTCGTCGATGAGCTGGTCGAACCCTCCGAGCTTGCGGATAACATCCATTAGGTGCTCAAGGTCGGGCACAACGAGGTCGGCTGCGAGCCCCTGCTTGTGCTGGCTGGAGGACGAGCCTCCTACCAAGGCATTGAGCTGAGGACATCGGTAGCCCGAGGACACCCGTATAGGCTTCCCGTAGGCCTCTCGGACGAGGTCTAGGTAGTCCATCAAGCGGTGCAGGTTAGGCAGTAGCTCTGCGGGCGGAGTGTTGTCTATTGGAGTTGGCTTGTGCGTCTCTGCCGTTCGGCTACGCACCAACTCTGGCATCGTAAAGTACTTGTGCTCAGTGTTCATCGCTATCTTCCACTTCTAGTTTGTTCGCTTCTTCACGCTCCTTCTCCTTTAGCTCGTCGAGGGTGATCCCTAGGTGTCTCTCCGTCTTGTCGATCAGTACACGCCTAAGCATCTTCCAAAACCGCCCATCCTTACCCGACCGGCAAGAGCTCTCATTCTCCAAGATCGAGACAAACTGCTCAAAGCAGATAGCACCGGTGATCATCATAGCTAGAGGGACGAAGCTATGGTTGAAGACGAAGTGCTCTACCAGATAGGCGAGGAAGATTAGGGCGAGCCTTGTCGGGATAGTCACCCTGACGGTCTTGCCGAAGGCGAAGCTCGTAAACTTCCCGTCTCCCTTAGAGTCCTCGGGGTACTGCTTGTGCACGCGCTTGCTAAGCTTGTAGGCAGTGTAAGCATCGTACAAGATGAACAAGACGGCTACACTCGCTAGCGGGAAGGTTGGCTCCAGCTTGGCAAGCAGATAGCCAATAACACTACCGAAGAGCGTACAAAGCACCTTCCACACATAATACACGTTACTCATTAGTTAAATAGTTTAGGTTTGGTTATATATAATCTACTCCTTGTAGTTTGCGCCTACGATGAGCACGGAGAAGGGCACATAGTTGGTTTTGTTGCTGCCGACTCCCGTGACTACATTGAACGAGTTTTCTCCCTTAAACTCCACTCTGGTCATTACATCATTGCTAGGTTCGTACCCTGTTCTGTATATTGGGCAAACCTGCACGGTGTAATTCGATCTCCCTAGCTTGTGATTGATCTTGTATTGACCTACGCCCACACGCTCGCAATAGATACCATCTGGGAAGAGAGCTCCAAAGCTATCCTCCGACCATACGTTACCTCCATTTTGGTCAGACGGCCAGAAGTCACCCGAGAAGAGCACCCCTGGTATGTCTATTTTACCACGGATCGTTAGGAACGGCGACCCCTCCCTTGCACTATTCTGCAGGTAGAATAGCTGTTTATGCCCGTAGAAGGCACTAAGGCCAAACTTGCCAAACACGACCTCCCGCACATTGTCATTCCTCCCAGACACCTTGTACTTGAGCGTGAACGGCTGGCTGGTAAAAGTCGTTATCGCTGGGGGGCCTGCGTAGCCATTTTCTCCCTCATCCAATACCGTGCTGACATTAGCAACCAAGCTAAAAACGTATAGTCCAGCGGCTAGTCCCCTCTTGTCGGCTTGTAGCGGATAGTTGATTTGACTTGGCATGAAGCCTTGCATAGCCCCACTCCTAAGGTACTCTGTGAATTCATACACTACAGCCCCCTTACTATCGGTGATGCGAAGAAGTATCGTTGCGTAGGAGGTGATCTTGTGGTACTGCGAGTTCTCGTGACGGACGGAGATGTTCCAAGGAAGCTCAAACTGGATCATCGAGCCGTCGTTTTGCACGTTGAAGCCTACACGGAAGATCTCCACTTGTCTAATATCCTTGTCGAATGAGTTCTGCGTCACCTCCTCTCGTTGCACGTTCTTTGTGCTTGCACTGTCTTGGAAGGAGCTGCTTAGCAAGTCCTTGAGCGGTGTTTGAGCTCCACCTATACGCACGTCGTCACGACCGCCCTCTTCCCCCTTGAAGACGATAACGCTACCGCCCTGCTCTATATGCATGTTGCCGATATGTCCCGTACCGTTGTGGTTAATCTCCGTGATCGCCTTCCGTTGTGGGGTTCCCCACCCAGATACCCCTGCAGAGAAGGCAGGAAGGGTAATATCGCCAGCAATGAAGCTCCGTACGTTGCCTTGCCCGTCTTTCGCACCGATGATAGAGGCCAACACGAGCCCCCCCTGAATATCCGTGCTTCCCTCCTTGATAGCCTTGTATAGGTAGGTGTCTGGGTGCGGATGCTCGCTACCATCTGAATAGACGAAACGGATGTTTCGTGAGGCTATCACCCCGGATACAAGGTCGAAGTAAGAGCGCCCATCAGGCGTCGCTATCTTCTCCGTGCGTATCTGCCCTGGTAGTATCTCAGTGAAGCCATAGAGGCGGGTGAAGGAGCGATCAGGCAGACCGCCTAAGATGCCTATAAGGAAGTGAGAGTACCCACCCTCATCTTCCATTCCGATAGGCTCTTCTGAGGCAACGAACGATCCTAGGCCTGTGCCATGCTCGCACCTAGCATATAAGTATACAAGGCGGACGTCCTTCCTTACTGCATATTCGAGTTCACTCACATCCCACTCCAAGTATTCCGTATTGCTGTGCTTTGAGCTTATGGAGTTTATGCCTATCGTCATGTGACGCAAGGTTGAGCTAGGCACATACAGCACCTCTCTACCATTGTCGTAAGACACCTCAAGTGGGACTATCCTATCCGATCTGCGACCTTCGATGAAGACAAACTGCAAGCTTGGATCTCCCACAAGTAACTGCATGGTCTTAACCATAAGAGGGCTAATTCCCTCCGTGAAGTTCTTCAAGAGAGCTTTTACTATACCCTCTGATATGGCAGAGGCCTGTGCGTACGAACGAGAGGCCTCTCGACGCACCTGCTTAACCTCTTCATGTCTCTGCACCTCTTCGCTCTCCAGCTTACCTAGAGTAGAGCTAAAAGAGGGAGCTTGCACATTGTTAGACAAAGTAATCTGTGGCTTATACTCCTTAGATAGCTTCGTCCGTATTGCTGTTATTCGTACCTTATCATCTATATTGAGCTCGGTGTCCGTTAGATGTACGAATTGCCCTAAGACTAGCTTAGCCCCGATAGTCCCCCAATTCTTCTGTGCATAGATGCCGTCTAGCTCTGCTTTGTAAGTTACCTTAGGCTGTAGAGCTTCGTGGAAGTATCGGATAGCTGACTTCATAAGCTCTTCCTCCGCCTTTACTAGGTACTCATCAGGCAGTCGGACACCAAATACAGCGTACTTATCTCCCACCTCGGGATAGAATGCCTTCGGCTCTGGAAGGGTAAGCCCGTCCTCCTCGGAGCTTACGAGTAGGAAACGCTTTGTGCCGTGGTCATACTTTAGCACATCCTTGTCCTGTGCAATGTCAAAGGTTCGCCCCCCTAGCCTACCCGACTGAAAGGTGATTGTAGCCTTCTCTCCTGCTATCCGGTACTTCGCATAGTCCACATCGCAGTCCTTATCTATGATATTGTAGTGACCCTCCTTGGTTCGCTCAACACCTGATACAACACCTACACGTTGTGGGTACACGCTAGTGCCATCATAGCTATCTTCCCTGCGTCCGTCTAGTGTCATGCCATCTATCGTTATAGACTCCCCCTTGGCATCAGAGACATAGGAGTGGCCTTCAAAGGCCATCTGCTTAGACTTTGGGAGGTGCAGGGTGCGAGACCCATATACATTGGGATCTATGTTCCTATCACCGCCCTGCACATAGATCTTGCCCACAGGTGTATGCTCGTTATCATTCTCGACGGACAGCCCGGGCAACACACCCTTTCCGCGTCCATAGGATAAGGGTATAGCCTTGGCCTTATCTCCCTCTACCTTGCATAGGTGTATGGTCTTGCCCTCCACCCTCCACTCAGTCTTAAAGGCGTCCGCCAGTCGAGCTAGTGAGGCTAGGCAGTCCTCGTGGTTGAAGGATAGTACCTGTGAGGGAGTCTCTAGGCATGTGCCGATATTCCACCCCACACCCATACATCGGACTATCTGCTCTAGGAAGAAGCGAGGAGTACCGGATAATGAGAATTTCAGACGCACATCGCTTGGGTTCTCAACAAGGAACTTGAACTTTGTTAGTGCAAGCCTCTGTCCCTCTCCATAGAAAGTCAGCTTATACTGATACTCACGCCGTGACCGCTTCACCACCTCAGGGGCGGTGAATAGGTAGTATTTCTCCCCTCTGAATATGCAGTAAGCACCTATGCCAATATTGAGCTCTCTGTTGCTTGTTGTCTCCACAACAACCTTGGGTATAGCTCCAATAGACACCTCGTGGTAACTCTCTTGGCTAGTGGGTAGATTGACAGACGTCCCTCCTGAATAAACCCGTATCATATCTCTGTAATTACGAATGTTAGTGTAAAGCTCCATTTCACAGCACCATCGCTAACGATAGGATCGTCCTTCGAGGAGCAAGAAGCATAATACCCCTTGCGTGTTGCAGACTCATCAGTGATAGGTGCTATTGTCCGAAGCCCCTTAGCCAATAAGGCATCTAGTAGCATAGACCTCTTACTCCATAGATCAGACACAGATGAAGCGACCATAAGTAGGGGGACCTCCAGCTCAAATGATGATCTCAGTGTTCTACCGCCGTCTAGGTATACACGCCCGTCTGCATCGTCCACAAATGGAGTCTCTTTAAGGGATGGAGCGGTGTAGATAGGCTCCTTTCTTACATCGTGGAGCAGGGTACATCCAAAGGAAGAGAAGTCTATAGGGTCTGCTGCAGGCGTGATAGTCACCAGCTCGGGCATACGCGTGCAGACCAACTTCCCAAACCATCCATTAGGCGTCCTCTCCAACTCCTCTACCTTCTTTGGGCGAAGGTCGAACGCCTTCCCAGAAACAGATAGGTAGGCGATTGTTGATGATAGAGCTTTGCTAAATATGTCAGTTGTCGCCCACAGAGGGATCGACACATCATCCACCGAAAGACGGAGAGGCTGTATCGTGTCTACCTCTCTACCATCCTCATCCCCCCAATCATTAGTATCGGGCTCGTATGTAGGAGGAAGAGTGGTAAGTACGGCAAGCCCACCCCTCATTAGGTAAGCATTGTTGATAGTCCCGTCTTGTAGCGATAATGTCACCTGCATATTACCTGCGTATCTTTATACCATTGCTCCCCATTTCAGAGAGGATGAAGCGTATAGCCTCACCAGCCTCTGCTCCTGCTAGAGTGTTGCGCTGTATAGCTTGTAGCTCCTTGTACATCTTTTCGGTGATGACACCAAACTGGTCAAGACCCATATCCCTTGAGTTGGGTAGTACTATCGAGCTCTTCCCATCCATTATAGACACCAACCGCTCGGTTGCATTGGCTGTACGCTCCGATAGTAACACATTGGTATGCCATAAGCCAGTGAGCACATCTATGCTGTCTTGTGACGCCTGAGCTATTCCCTTCGCCGTTGCTGAACGTGTGTCTGAGGATGTACCTGCAGTGTCAAAGCCTCGGCTCTTAGCCTCCTTGTCTCTCTCCTCGATAAACTTCCTAAACCTCGGTTCTATATCCTTGGCTCTATCCATAGCCTTTCGCAGGGCGTCTGCTATCTGGCTGAACCGATCGGAGTCTTTAAGATCGTTCTTTCCCATTATAGCCGACACCTCCTTTTGTGCCCGCTCAAAGATAGGCGCAATGAAAGAGGAGTATGCCATTTGCTTTATGAAGTTATTGAGTAGCTCGCTCACACTAGAGGTGAACGCCTTGGTAGCATCTTCTCCCCTACGAAAAGCATTTACGAGGCTATCCGTGATAGATGAGCCAAGCGAACCAAAGATACCTTTTAGGTAGTCGTTCATCGTCTTGATCGCCTCCTCATACTGCTTAGCTAGCTCCACACTCCGTTCCAAAGCCTCCTTATGCCCCTTCCTGAACTCTTGGCTCTTGAGTATACTCTCAGCAAGTGAGATGTTCAGCTTGCCGTTTGCGTCTATAAGGTTTGGATATAGGCTCTTGAGCGTGCCAAACTCATCGACCGTCTTTCTCCACCAGAGTATCCCTGTCTTATGGGAGCCGGTCTTAACCTCTAGGTTGAGCAGCTTGTCGTAGTCTCCTTTGTTTCGCTGTCGTAGCATCTCGGCGATCTTATTGTTCACCTCTCGGTTCTGCCTACCACCAAACCCTGCCTCGGAGAGCCCACCACCAAACCAGTCAAGGATATTATTCCCCGAAAGCTCCTGCTTGGTGAACCTCATAGACTTGCGAAGCTCTAAGAGAGACTTGCGTGCCACCTCGATCGCATTCCTTGCCTTGCCGTATGTGTCCTCGCCAAAAATTGTACTTCCTCTCTCGTAAGCCAGGTTCTGCCTTATGAGCTCCATCGTATACTCATGCTGCACCTTAGTGAGAGACTCAACAGCCTTCCTTCGCTTCTCCATCATCTCATTCTCCACCTTTTGGGCTTTGGAGAATAGTGTTCCAACGACACCAACAAGGGAGGTTACGCCGCCAAGTATGTCACCACTCATAATACTGCCGATCCCCGACACTACCCCGGATAGAGAGGTGAGGGCTTCGGTTAGATCCTCCACCTCATCCGTAACCGCTCCACCTCCGAAGATCGACCCGAGGGAAGTGCCAAGCTCTTTCACGAGAGGAGTTGCATCCTTAATACTATTGCCTACCTTGGACACGGAAAGCCCCACCTTGCTAAGTGACAGGCTTGCCAGCTCCTCGGCCCTTGCTCTATCTTGGGTGCTTGTAGCCCTATTGGCTTCATTCCGAGCCTTTCGGTATTCCCCCCATGCCTGCCTACCCTTAGCTAGAGATGTCTCCATATTGAGCGTAAACGACTGCCATGGAGACGTGTTGCCTAGTTCATCTTGAAGGCTCTTTAGTGCATCCGTTATCGCCCTAAGCTTCTCTGGAGACGACTGTATAGATTGCAGTTCTTCGGAGGATAGACCAAACTTTGGCGCAAGGTCACTGGACTTTGTTGAAGATAGGTAGCTAAGCAGCTCCTTCGCCTTATCTATCGTGCCACGCATCTGAGCCGTAGTGCGCTCTCCCTGCTGAAGGAAAAGCTCTACCATAAGCTCGTTAGTCTTCTGCGTATGCTCGTATCGGTCGTTGTCGATAGCCTTTAGCTCCTCGGCCTCCTTACGTGCCATCTGGACACGCACAGAGGCTTTCATCTCCTCTGATAGCAGAGTAGACTGATCTAGCACCCGACGCTCCTCGTCGTATTTCTTCTTGACCTCGGTCTTCTGCTCCTCGTACGATAGATACTTGCTACGTAGGTCTCTCAAAATCTTCTCTTGGCCTTGGGCAAATGCTTGGTCGGCCAGCTCTCTCCCCGTTAGGATCTGGTTGAGGTCGGTGTCACTGAGGTCGGACTCCTTGAGGCTTGGAGCTCGGTACACTTCCTTCTTACTATTGTGGGTGGCCTCCCACTCTAGCTTTTTCTGCTCTTGTACCTTAGATAGACGTTCTTGTACTTGGTCGTCGAGGGCGGCCATCTTACGTCTGTGCTGGAGCTGGAGTTGAGCCATCTCTTTGGCAAAACCACCCTCCATAAGCTCTACCCTCTCGGTGTCTAGCTGGAGCTGGCTATCACGTTGCATCTTTGCTTCTTCACGGGCATATCGGAGCGACTGCTGCCTTCTTTCTTCTTCCTCTCTAGCCTTCTCTACAGCAGTAGATGTCTTGGATGAGCTGGATGAAGACTTCTTCCCCGAACGTGACTCTACGTCCTTTCGGATGGTCTCTTTCTCCTTTAGCTCATTCTGTAGCTTCTTTCGGTACTCATCGGCATCCCAGCCGTAGTTGCCTTTCTGTATCTCCTCGGCTCTCTTCTGTGCAAGTTGCTTAGAGGATAGAGCGTTGAATGCTTGCAGATCCTTGCGTGCCTTCTCTTCGTCCTTTGTGGCTTGCGCCACCTGATCGGAAAACGACTTGAAGGTCTTGCCTCTGAGCTCCTGTTGCTTCGTGACACGTGCAAGCATGGCCTCCCACTCCTTCGCCGTACGCTCACCGAAAAAGTCCGCACCATCACCTAGCACAATACGCCTTCCTTCTGAAACCTCCTTGCCCTTTTTGATAGCACTCTGTATCTGTGCCTTGTAGCGTGCCAGCTCTTTGTCGGTCGCCTTAGCAAGCTTATCGGGGTCTAGTATGGAGTTGTCGTGTAGGTTGCCGTACTCTCGCTTTTTCAGATCGAGATACGCCTTAGCTTCTTCGGCTTCTTTCGATAACTTATACAACTGCCAACTATCACCAAGAGAGCCAGTGGATGAATATTTTTTCTGGTCCGCTAGCTTTTTACTAGCTTCCTCATATTCCTTCTTCGCCTTTTCTAATTCTGACTTTGTAGTATCCACCTTCTTCCTCCCATCCTCTTCTGCTATCTGCCTTTTGAGGTTGAGTATATCGGCCAGCTTCAGGCTCTCAATGTCGTACTGGGAGAATATGTTTGGATAAAACTTACGTAGCTGTTCAAGGGCTTCTGTACGTTCAGCCGTGCTCTTAGCCTCATCTTGGGCAACACGGAGCAACTCCTCCACCGTCGTCTTATGTTCCCTATCGGCCTCGTCCGCTCTCTTCTTCTCCTCGTTGAAGCGTTCCTGTGCCTTCTCAGCCGCCGTCGTAGAGTCGGAGAATGCCCACATAAGACCTATCACAGCCGTAAGGGCTACAGCGAGAGCCCCTAGGGGGTTAGCTGCAATAGCCGAAGTAAGCCCCTTAGTTGCTAGTGTAACAGACTTGGTTGCTACGGCCTGTATTCCCTTAGCTATGGCATCTTGCCTTGCTGCTACAGCCCAGCTACGAGTGAGGGCTAGGTTCGTGATTACAGCCGCCCTATATATCCCATAGGTCACAATAAGGCCTGCGATAACCTTCCCGACCTTCTCGTAATTCTCGATAAGGAAGGAGACACCCCTTAGCCCTAGGTTCAAGATACCCTCCTGGGACTTGCCGATGTTGTTAAACATCATATCGAGGTTATCTTGTAGGTTGGAGATTTGACCAGTGAGGCTCTTGCTCTGCTCCTGCATGAGGTTGTAGAACTTACCTCCCTTGTTGGTCATGTTATTGAACGCCTGTTCGACCTCGGGGAAGCCAACCTTACCTGCGGTAACCAGCTTATTTATCTCGTCTACATTCTTGCCCATCACCTTAGCCAGCTCCTCATAGATCGGTATCCCTCGGTTGGCAAACTGGCGGATGTCGATATTCGTAACACGGCCAGACGCCTTTAGCGTACCATAGAGGTAGACTATATCACCTAGAGGCTGGGAGAGGCCAGAGGCGACGTTACCCAAACGTACGATAGTGTCGTTCACTTGGTCAGCTGCAAAGCCATAGGCAAGCATTTGCTTTGCGCTGTTCGCTATTCCTTGGAGGTCAAAGGGGGTGGATGCGGCGGTCTGTGCAAGTTGGTCTATTAGCTCCCGAGCCTTAGCACCTGAACCAAGCATTGTCTGGAAGGAGATCTCCAGCTGTTGGAACTCTCCACGTATGCTGTAGAGCTTCTGCACAAACCCTTGGATACCATTCACTGCGAAGATGCCAGCCGCTAAACCTGCGGCACGCTGGAAAGCACCGCCCAACAAATCTACCTCCTCCCTAGCTTCCATTATCGGACGACTAAGGGAAGGGAATTTCATCGAGGTCTGCACATTCTTCTGAAGGCGGGCGAAAGCCTCCTCCAGCGTCTGTGTCCCCTTGAGGAACTCTGTGGGATCTAGTGTTACAGCGAACTTCTTCTGTGCCATATCGTGTTATTGGTGACCTCTTAATGCATCTATAAGCTGGTTAGAGCTCATCCCCATAGGTTCTCTGTGTCCTCCCTCTGTATTACCATCTTTGCCCAATGATTTGTATGTAGGTATGGCACGAGAGTACAAAAGGAAGTTTATGTAGCTAAGTTCGTATAAGATGTAGTCAAACGATAGTCGGTAGTACTTAGCGAAGCCCCCTATTCTAGCCCAGGGGCTGTCGTTTCGTTCACCACTTCCCTTGTCGGCTTCGTTATTGTGGTCTGTTTCAGGGAAGTGGTAAGCATAAAAAGCCCTTGTACATTCGCTATCCCTAAGATGGAGTAGAGGGCTTCCGTGACCTGCTGTACGGACGCAGAATGAATGATCTCCTGATAGAGGGCCTCACGCTCCTTGATATTGCTTTTCTGTACGCCAGCAATGAACGTAGCAAGTATCCTAGCAAAGGTTTCTGCGTCTGCTCCCAGAGACATCAGATGATACAAGGATACATCGCCCATCTCTCCATCAGAAAGGTTGGTGACGAGTGCAGATACTTCTATCCATGTTGCGAGAGTGGGGGCTGGAGCATTATACTCTTTCGAGCCTAGAGTTACGGATACGCCCCCCGAAAGGAGCGCATCCGATACTAATTGCTCTGTACTCTTACCCTTCTTGCCGAAGAATGGAATACCCATAGCCTAGGCCTTCTTGCTGATGTAGAGCTTGGGAGCACCGACCTTGGTTGGGAGGACGGTCACAGTGATGTCTACACCATACCCTGCCCCTTCCTCGAACTTCACCTCCCCGCTAATCTTGGCACGTGGGATCTCGAGAACCTCTGCTCCCGATACCTTGGTGTCGATCTTGAGGGCTATCTCCTTGGAGGTGGAGAAGCTCTTAACCTCCAGCTTGTCTGCGTTCTCTGTGACGTCAAAGATCTTCTCCATGACGCCCTTGTTGAAGTTCTTGACGTGGAAGCTAATGGTGAGCTTGCCCTCTCCCTGATGAGAGTCAACAAGCTCTCCATTCACGTCTTTCCACTCCTTCTTCTCCCCTGCTTCGGTACTCATGGAGAAGCTACCCTGCTTGATATACCCAAACACATTCAGCCCAGAGGCTGGCATCTTGGATATATCAGTAGCATTGCACTCTCCCACTAGGAAGCTAAGGCCGTCCCACGCAGTCTTACTCGTTTCTTGATAAGCCATAATCGTATATTTAAATTCTGTTATATCTGTACTTCACTCGGATATTCACCACGTTGAAGTCTCCATCGGCAAAAGTGGTTGGTGTCCCATCCGTCTCCAATAGGAAGTCTCCCGTCTTATGCGTTTCAAGTATGGAGAGCAGTTGCTCCTCTAACTCTTCACAACGAGCGACATCCTTCACCAAGTAAGGCATACCGAACTCGATATTGGGGACATAGATATTGACATTGACTATCCCAGACTGGGAGAACCCGTCCCACCCGTCACGACCAGAGAGGAACGAAACTATTGCGTCTTCTCCTTTGCTGTCGAATGGACGTGTCCCATTTCGGTATATTCCACCTCTCACCTGTAGACTTTCGACCATAAGATGAAAGATATACCCCTCTATGGAAAGCCCCGTCTTACGCATTGTTGATCCACCATGAAATCATCTCTTCGGCTAGTAGCTCTCCAGAGGTAGTTACATCAAAACCTCTAGCTTCTACTTCAGAGGCATAGTCCATACCAGCAACGAGTATCAGTTTTATCCCGCTTCCTCTCACTAGCTCATCAATAGCCGTACGGCCTTGACTTTGTCCTATGCTCCCACCTTGTCCGGTAGGAACAAGACCACCTGAGTAGACGATATTGCCATCAAGGCTTACCGCCCAGCCTATGGAGCTGCTTAGAGCACCAGAGTCGTTAGTGAAGCCCTTGCGCCTCATCACCTCTTCGTAGCAACCCTGAGCAATAAATCTGAGATCTTCAAGAACGCTATCGGTAGTGTCCTTTCGAAACTCATTCATGAAGTCTCCGAACTCCATACAGCTAGCCGACAAACACCTGGGTGAAATTAAGGATGGGGGCCGTACTCCAGCTCTGAACAACAAACTCCCCGATAACAGATCTATCCGCACGATAGAGCCGCACACGCTTAGCGTCTATAACACTTGGCTGAATGTGCACCTCATACGCATATCTGGAATAGCCCCCATCCTTGTACTCTCCACGCTTATCATCCATTGACGAACGGAGCATACAGGGTATAAGCTCGCCCTCACACACCTCTGACCTGATGGGTCTTCCACTAGAGTCAAATGATGGATCAGTGGACGCATATAGCTCTTGTATGTATCCGTTGCAATAGATCATCTGAACCTAACTATTGGTCTTTCAGTTAGGGCATCTGTAATACCAAGCCTCCTACATTCCATTCGATAGTACTTCTCCACCGCCTCACGAGAGGAGCGAGAGATTGACACACCAAGCTCACTCACCGAGGACGGCATAAGGAGAAACTCTGGGAGACTCTCAACGAAGATCCTGTGAGCTCGTGCACCTCCATAGGTGTATACATCTTCATGCATATTCACCTTGCCAACTAGGAGAGTCTGAACATAGGACTCACTGAGAGCTACCCCCATAGCTTTATACTTCTCAAGAATGTACTCTAGGATGGTCATACCTACGCCTCCTACTTAATAGCCGTCAGGTCGATGGACAGGATGCGCTTAGGCACGACGATCTCTGGTACCCAGTGACACTCGTACTCGATGAAGCGACCTTCATTCGTACGCTCCGAGGTGACCATGTGGTCTCCAGCGAGAACAGAGTACGTTTTTCCACCCACACGGTCACTCAGTTCGTAAGGAGCTTTGTGTCGGATGTTACCGATCTGACCGGCCGGGAGGAATACGATCTTGTTGTCTGGACAGAGACTATAGTCTTTCCCGTTGAGGTCTGTCACCATGTTCCTTACGACACGGATCGTTGGGAGATCCAGAGCCTCAAGCATGGCATTTACAGCACTGAGTGGAACCGTGCCCTTGATCTCCACCTCTGTACCACCCTGCGTCACCTTGTACTTACCTAGGAGCTCGGGACTCTTGGCGAAGAACTTCAAGAACGTAGCTTGGTTCATCTCCATAGTAGCGAACCGCAGGTAGGAGTACTTATTGACAATGGACACGAGGAACTCGATCAGGTGATCCTTGTCTGCGGACTTTGCCTTTTCAGAAAGGATAGGCAGCTCCATGTCTACGATCTGAACACCTTGTGGGTTGTCCTCAAGCTTGACGGATGCCTTCCCGTTATAGAGAAGGTCAAAGGTGATCTTCTCCATACGCTTGTATGGGGCAATAGACACATCCTTAAAGTCCTCTACTAGGAAGTTGGTCACCACATCTGCCGACACAAGGCCCCTGTTGAGGCTGTTCACGAGTGACTGCAACCGCTCCAGTCGATCGTTGTCCATCTGGAAGCGGTCTCCGAGGTCGATAACCTCAAGAGTTGCCTCTCCGATAGACCGACGACCACGGATAGGCTTACCAGCCCCCTTGTCGATTACAGACCCCATCCGAACAGAGGTGGTAGTCCCATACAGAGACTTGAACACGCGGGACAGAGTGGGGTCAAAGCCTAGGTACCTCCCGATGATAATCTCATCCCTCTGATTTGCTAGGCTTCGTTCGACTATCGCCGAGATGTACTCGGGCTTCCCCAGCAAGCCATCAATAGTAATATTCATAGTTGGTTTTGGTTTGTTAGTAGGCTGGAGTTAGACGAAGATGAAGCGGTCGGTCAAGCCCTTTTTATCCTCCTCGGTGAGTGGAATGTAGAGCTTACCAGTCTGAACCTCGAAGGCACGGGCTAGTGCGGTTACGGTTGCCCCCTCCTCGACCTTAGTAGGCGCATAGATGAGGTAGCCAGCCACACCCTTAGACTTGTTAGCCGAAGCGTCGGTAGCCTCATAGAGCACAGCTCCAATGGTGAACGCTGACGTATCAGCATTAGCAGTGATGAGGTCGAAGTCCTTATCAGACGTGTCTACACTGGCAACAGTGAGCGTCGCCGTCCCATTGGAGAGGAACACACCAGCTGTCACCTGAGAGAACTTAGACACCTTGAGCGTCTTAGCAGACGACCCCGTCTCCAGTACTCGCACTCGCTTGAGCAGGGTAGCTGTACGGGTGTCCATATCCACTGAGATAGGAGCTAGCGGAGGGATGATAGTCCCCGCCGTCAGACCTTGGATGGAGAGATTGAAACCTCCCGACATGCGGTAACCCGTATCTACACGATAGAGCTCCTCCACAGGGACGTACACATTCTCCTTGTAACTAAATTTTGCCATTTCTACTTTTGGTTAAGGATTGATTGTGTCCCCTCCTTCACCTGGGTTACTATGGCATCCAGCTCATCACTGGCACCTCCGCCCCCAGCATCTGGCTTAACTCCATCCTTGAACTTCTCGTTGGCTACCTCTTCTTGGAACTTCTTGTACCCTTCTTCGATGTTAGATACAAGCTCCTCGATATTGGTGCCTTCGTCAAACGTTCGGCCAGATAGAGCCATGCCCGAGAATGAAGTAGGGATCTTCTTCTCCCCGAGTAGTGCATTGATCTGCTCCAGCTTGACCTCGTGTGACCTCTCTCCACGAAGCTCTCTCAGCTGCTTGCCTTGGGCGTCGAGCTTTTCAAGAACCTGCTTTAAGATTTCCCCGTTAGGATCACTGGGAGGTGCTGGCTCTTCAGGCTTGGGGTCTTCCTTCTTTCGCTTCATCTCATCCAGCTCCTTTCGTAGTTGAGAGGCTGCACCTCTCTCCTTATCTAGGTCGGACTGATACGATTTCAGGAACGACTCAGCATAGCCAACAAACTCTTCGATCTTGCTCTCGTCGGTAATGGTTTTACTCAGCAGGTCGGCCACCCCATCAAACGCCTTTTCACCCACCCCGAGATTGGAGTACCTCTGTTTGAGTGCCTGTAAGATCTTTGCTTTCATAAACTTGCTAATCTATTTACAACAAAGCTAGCACTAAGTGTTTTACATAGCAGGGAGAGGTGTAAAATGTTAGATTTTAGTCGCCTGCGAAAAACCATACACCCCCAACGAGATGGTTACTCGCTGGGGGTGTATGATACAATTGTCAATGAGTAGACTACTCGCTATCCGCCTCCTTTCTAGGCTTCTCCACTTCGGCTGTACTCTCCTCTATCGTGAACGGGACGAGTACAGGGTCTACACGGAGAGATCGCCCAGACGATACAGCTGGTACCTGAAGGGATATTGCTCGCTTGAGGAAGCTATACCTGCGGGCGAGGTACTCACCGATGATCTCCTCGTGCTTTCGTACAGAGATATGAGCCCCCATAAATACATACTTGAATGCAACACCCGATAAGGCACTTCCCAGACCTTGGAGATCCTTCGGACTTATACGTGGGGTCATCGTAAGCGTGAAGCAGTCATCTACGTGTCGTGATATTTCACTCTCCGCTGCGTTAGTGGACTGATCCCATGTTAGGTATCGAACATCAGCACCGTCCCCACTCATCTCGATGGTCTGAGTCTTTCCTGATTTCTGAACACCACGAACCATCCCATTCACGAGCACCTTAGGAAAGAAGTTATCGTTTATGCAGTCTGCAAAGTTGCTCTCCAGTTCCTCTATTCGTTTTCGCTTAGATTGGATCTTATCGCAGAAAGCCCTCTCCATCTCCATGTAGACTACCGGTATCTTGCCAAAGCCATGTGCGGTCTTTCGTAGTACCAGCCATCCAGCGTCAGCCCCCGTGCGGTGCTCATACAATGTAACCTCATCCTTATCTATCTCCATGAGCCTCTGTATCTCGATACCATTGTCGTCCTTGATGGAGTAGAAGCGATAGAAACGTATAAGGTCTCCATAGGCATCTTTGATTGGGACGAGCTTATCACCACGGAAGGGAGACCACACTTCGCAACGAAGCCTATTCCTTGCCACACCTGCGTAGGGTTTATCCTCGTAAAACTCGGGATCTTCGACAGACCACCAGTATTCAGCTACCATAGTCTCCGAGAGCAACGACCTCACTACACGCTGATTGACAAAGCGAATTTTATTCCTTCTCTCTGTGTCACCGATGATCTCCAGCATCCGACTCTCAGACTCATTGCGAGGCTTAGCTTTGAGGTCGGGGTCTAGCCCGATGATAAAGGCTGTTTGTATCTCCACTATGGTCTGTTCGAGGGAGGTGGATATGCGATTTACCTTCTTGGTCTCGTATTCCGCTTGCTGTATCACCCTACCAGAGTTATCCAAGACCTCATCTTTGGTTAGCACACGGTCATCCTTTCGGAGGGCCTCGTCCATCACCTCGTGCTTCTCGTAGTCCCACTGACGTAGGAGCTGAGCGTACTTACCATCGTTGTACTTAGACCTCGCCCTAGAGATCTCGTTAGCCTTCTCTTCGCTAACCTTTGATACTGTATAATTCTCCATAATTATAGCGTTTTGTCTTCCTAAAACACACCCGTGTAGTCTCTCCTCCGCTCCTTGTCTCCCCAGCCTAGAACGAACCTTAGAACGAAATATCGGACAGCGTCCATGGCATGGTTATTCCCATCCATAGGCTCGTTTATGTAGTTCCCCTCTTTGTCTTTTGCCCAGCAGTAGTTATCCAGCTCGTAGATGATATTCTTGCTCCTAGACGTAACAACGATACTCATGTCGAGCATCTTGTTTATCCCTGCAATGATACTTCCTGCACCCTTGCGTACTGGAGTCACACGGAGACCTCCAGCCCTAAGATCGTCTATAAGGCGAGGGTCGGCTGAGTCTGCGGTGATGTCGAGAGCTGAATAGGGACGGAGCGTTTTGATTATATCCCTGCTCCCCATGTGAGTAGCATAGCATATCTCATCTAGGTAGAGCGTATTCCCGTGTACAGCACAGAGCACACCAGCCGTAGGGTCGTTCGTGTACCCAAAGTCGAGAGCCACACCGCAGTTGCCCACATAGGAGGGGATAGCGTCTATCGTTGAGTAGTTCTTGAAGATCGCACCTTCATTCGTGTCTGCCCACCTCCCTATCACTATACGCTCGTACTTGCTGGGGTTATTGAGCTTTATATCCTCGACCTCCTGAAGGAACTCCTTTGAGAGATACTCCAGATTGTCGAGGTATGTCGTATGGATGTGGAGCACATTCGGGTGGGTGCTTATCTGTACGGGGACTCCATCTATGTACTCTATGCGGTGGGTATCTTTGATGTATTTCTGATAGATGAAATGGGAGGTGCTTGCGGGGTTCATCACAACGATAACCATGTTCTGTATCCCCTTCGTTCGTATGGAGAGAACCATCTTATCATAGTCCTCTTCGCTTCGCCACTCCTCGGCCTCATCACACACGAACACGGACACACCTTGAATACTCTTCAGCTTAGCTGTTTGGTTACCCGAGGAAGCGAGAATACCCATAAACATGAGCTCGCTCCCAGTGTACTTATTGATGATGCGGTCTTTCGTTACCTTGAAGTACTCTTGCGTTCCGTCCCGCTCTATCTTATCCTCCACCTCGGGGATAATGGACTTACTTGCCGATACCAAGGTGTAGCGGGTAAAGAGAACCTTTCTATTCTTCTCAAACGTGATACGCTCTAGGAAACGGGCAACCTCGAAGCTCTTCCCAGAGCCTCGGCCTCCAGTGACAAGTATTATGAACTTATCCTTGTTCTTGTACAAGGGGTAGTACACCTCATGTACAGGGGTACGCTGCTCATTTATCCCTAGACCTGAAGACATATAACAAGACTATTCCGTGTGGTTCTCTATCCATTTCTGAATAGGGACACCAATATTCATATTGACATTGGTATTTACGGTAACCTCCTCACCGAAGCCCTCCATACGACCATACTTCTCAATCATGAAGCGGAGCATATTGGGGTCTGGAGGAATAACGTAAACCTTTTCTCCATTCTCATCCTCTCCCATCTTACCGACAGCTAGGATGTGTGCTGTGTCCAAATAGGCATCCAGCCTCCTACCCCACTGCTCTCGAAAGATCTCACCTATCTCGGGGTTGTCCTTCTCCCACATAAGGAGCTTATAGCGTGACACACCAAGAGCCTCCGCCACCTTCGTCTTATTGCCTAACGTCTGCTTGGCTAGCTGGCGGAAGGTATCCATAGATGGAACATCTATACGACGTCTCCCACCACCCTGCGGGCGCACGCGAGTGTTATCTTTGGGGGTTGTTTCCGCTTTCTTCTTTGCCATATTCCTAGTGCCCTATGAGGTCATGTATGGTCTCGCCCTTGAGGTATCTATCAGACGGGGAGATATTCTGCCCTGGCAACATCTGCGCTAGGGCTTCCATGAAGTACAGTTTATTTGCGTAGCTATGGAAGGAGAGAGTAACGAAGGCTTCACCCTCGTAGTAGTCGTCTTCCATTCCTTGGGAAACTTGAGCTCGCACCTCCTTCACATGATCTATTCGAGCCTGCCTCTCTGCTTCAGATATTGGGGTTACCTCTCTAAAGCCTTGAGACGATGCTGTGCTATAGTCGAACACGTCAAAGGTGGGGGCCTCTGCCATCATGATGCTTATATCGGAGCTATCGAGCCCTGCGAGGTCGATGTCGATGTCAGGAAGTAGCCGTGCGAGGAGGTCTGAGTCAAACTCACCTTGAGCTGTAGATGAGTTCATGAAGATGTTCTGCTCTTTCTCCTCCTTCTCGGTGAGGCGAAGCACCTCTACCCTGATGGGGTAGTCGTTCTCCTTAGTGTCCGTATTGTATCGCTGTATCTCGTCTAGGATGGATAGCCTCTGGTGTCCAGACACGAGGTTGCCCGTTGTCTCATTCCACACGATACCACCCGCTAGGCCTATACGCTTGAGGTTAGCCTTTAGCCTCTTCCGAGCGTCGTCGGATAGCTTCCTTGGGTTGTAAGATGCAAAGTTGATCTGAGACCTCATCAGCTCAGTGGATGGTGCCTGCTTAATTGCCTTGCTCATACTTTGGGTCGTAGCTTAGGTAGTCAAATAGTATCTTCTCTGCCTCGGGGAACTCTGTGAGCACTCTGTGTAGGTCTTGTGGGTAGTGCTTACGACAGAACATTAGGAAGGGTATGTTTGTGACGTCTGAGCCTTGACTCTGTCCCCCACCGTACTTGAGTGGAGGTATGAGCCTCTTTAGCTTGATGTACTTCTCCACGTCCTTGTTCAGATAGAGCGAGAGAGGATACGCCTTTCTGGTCTCCTCATTGGTCATCTGATCAGGGTAGGTGCGTAGCATCACACGTCGGTTAAGGCTATCGGACTGCTTGAAGCCGAATATAGCCCAATCTATGCCTGTCGAAGCTCGTACATCTTCGGTAATGTCGCTTAATGATTTTATTCGCTGAGTGGTGTCTTGCTCACAGCCGAGGTATCCATACTTCCTATACTGTGTGAGAGCATAGTGTGGGACTTGAATGAATTTCACCCCGGGGTACTTGCGCTTCGCCCAGAGTATGTACTTGTCTATGTGCTCAAGATCTTTGACCATGTACATATAGACGCAGACCACCTCCTCAAATCGAGAGTAACACAAATCAAGTAAGGCGATACTATCCTTACCCGTCGCCGAGTGGAATAGCAGCACCTTACTTGTTTTTTGCGCCACCCTACGTATACACTCGATAGCGTGACGCATAGATTAGGCTCGCCTACTCTGACTTACACCGAAATTTGGATAGGTTCGCCCTGAACGAGTGGTAAACCGCCCCTTCTTCTCATTGTAGTCTTGACGCAGCACCTTGTGGGCCTCGGCCGCTGTATACCCCTTAGGCCTAAGAGAGGTATGTAACCGCTCTGTATCTAGGTTGTAGGAGTCCGACCTCTTTCTATTTCTTGCCATAGTCTGTTTTGGTTAGAATTAAACTTACGATGAATTACACATATAGCTTTGTATAGCTTTGGTTACTCTGAGTACACTACTGAGCCAAGAGCAATACCGATCCAGGCGTCGTCCAACCCAAAGCCCTCGGTCTTTGCCTCTGCGTACATAGCTTTGCCAATCGCCGACTGGGGGGCCGTGTCCTCAGGTAACTTAACCCTAATATCGGAGACCTTTATCAGAGCCCGGGGCGAGGACGAGCTATACCCCGCCTGTAGGAGTAGGTGGGTGTATGGCTTTAAGTCCGTAATCTCTTTGTCCTTGACGACGAAGAACTTCTTGACGTAGTGTTCGTTGTACTCTCTGAACTCTACACGTTTGTCACCGGACAAGATGCGATCTAGCACAGCCTTACAAATCGTAAGATAGCATACCTGACTATGCTGAATATTATGCTCGGCCATATAAGCCTGCATGGTTGGTGAAAACTGTACTGCCATAACGCTGTTTCTTATTTCTCAAAGATACGAATTTTATAGTCACATAGATGGCTATAATACAAAATATTAGATATTACAGTGCCGACACCTGCCCGGCACCAGCACTGCGTTTGTTTCTTATCTCTCGTCGTGTAGATCGAGCTGAACGTCTGCCCACTTTACGATCTTTTCGCCTATCTCATCGAGATTGACCTCTTTGCACATCTCTAGCACCTCGGGGCTAAGCCGCAAGAAATCGGGGTCATCTATAAGACCTTCAGGCATTATCGTGTAGCCGAGGCTCATGTCGTGCCCGCTACCATCTTCTGTGACCACCCAAAGGTCTATAGCTACAGGCATACCGTATGTTTTTAGATCTCTCGCCGACTCTTCGGTGCAGTCCTTAGCGATAACCTCGCCTACGCACTCTGTGATGATCTCTTTTAGATCGCCAGCTGTCAGGGTTGATAGCTCTACCGTGTACTCACGATGTCCAGTTCTTGTTGCGTTCATTGTCTTATCTTTTTTATGGGTTATGTCGCTGGGGCTCGTCCCCTTTGACAATACAAAGGTATGACGAAATTTTGATACTGCCAAATATTTCAGCAAAATAATTCCAATCGAATTAGAATAAGCTGAAAAACAAATACATACAAAATATAACCAGATGATAAAATGGCAATTTTCACAAATTGATTTGCATACACTTATCTGGGAGTCAAAATAAACAAGAGGATCGCAACATCTCATCTCTCAATGTCTGTATACACTTCCTTTCCTCCTCATAGACCTTAAAGCGAAACGCAAGAGATCCTATCTGGTAGGATAGGTAATTTCTATTCATGGGTATAGAACGAGAGATCATGCCACCAAGTTTGTGTGGCATCCTGCTCCCTCCAGATATGCATTGAGGAGCAACAATAAGGAGTACGGCTGTTACAATTCGATCTCTCGACTGGTAGTGCTTCCAGCCCATATCCCGAGAATATCTCCACCCTATACCAACAAGGCTATCTATACTCTTCTGATCCATGATATTCATTCATGAAAACAACGGGGAGAGGCTCAGCACCTCTCCCCGTATCGTTACTCGTCCCTGTCCCCCGTGAGGAAGTCTAGCACGTCCGCCTCCACGATGGAGAGGGTGCGCTCGCATGGAATGTTGTAGTAGGTCGTCTCGTACGCCTCTCCTAGGCTAGATGCGGTGACGAGGTAGGTGTGCTTGTGCAGTGTCTCCTTTTCGTCCTCCTCTACGACCTTGACGATGTAGTAGCGGATGTCCGTGTCCTTCCCTGCAGGGGTGTGAACCACGTCCTCGAACTTCTTCTTGGTGATAGCCTTCACTTCGATAGGAGTATCGTTGGCGGCTCTCTTCTGTACCTCAGCCTTGGTACTGGCACGGGTTTGTCTCTTCCACGAACATTGATAGCGTGGCCGTCACAATGCTTTTTGTGTCCATATGATGGAATTCCCTAATGGTGTAGTACGACAATGTCTCGATTGGTATTTCTACCAAATCAGCACTACACGTTAGCACCTCCACACCTGCAGAGTTACAACCGCTAGATACTTGCCTCCACACCAGTGGGTTCTTTGCGAGCTGGGCTCTTACGTCTTCTCGTGTCATAGTCTATTCTGTTATGTCTAGTTTTATGAATTATAGTCGTCATTGTCAAACACGGAGTTCCATTTGACCCCTCGTTTGATTAGGTTGATTAGGGTGTTCGTCTCGCCGAAGGAGTGTCTCTCTGTGTTATCGTATAGGCGACTCTCCTTGACTAGCTCTAGGTTCTTACCATCGAAGTAGATAAGCCCCCAGCCATTCAGCTCTTCGTTCACACTCACCAGACCAGTTGGTACGACGTAGTACCTTCTTACCCCCATCCCACTACCAGAGAGACGACACTCTTTACTGAAGTCTGCTTTGAAGTCTGCTCTTGAGAGTTTTATCTCGAAGACAATACATGAACTATTCCAGATGTTCTGGTGGAAGGCTATGATGTCTGGAGACTCTATTGTCCCTGTTGTGATGGAGCTTAGCTCAACAGCTGTGATGGGCATGGGGCATATAGACTTGCCTACACCTTTCTTGCAGATAATCTTAGCAACGGCAAGGCACATATTGTGATGGTTTCTAGGGCGAGAAGGCTGGGGCTTTGTTTCCTCCCACTTGTCGCTAGAGCTTTCCGCAACCTCACCTTTCTTTCGCCTCACACCTCTAGTTCCCATAGCTATAACTCTTCGTCGAGGTTGAAGTAGGTACAGAAACGATCCACTTGGTGCTCACGTGTTATAGCCTTTGCGTCCTCCATTGTGAGACCTGTGCGTTTGACTTCTGGGTCTAGGTCACCTGTATAGAAGATGGTTAGGGTTACTGTGCCATCATTCTCCTCTTTGATATAGGCGTTGTACACGTCATAATCAGCGGAGAGGACAGGGTCACCATTGTCGAGCTCGTCCTCCATCCAGTTCAGAGGCTTTAGTCCTATTGCAATGTCTTTTCTTGTCATGATTGTCGTCGTTGTTAAGGGTGCGCCCTGCACTGATCTCCCCAAGGAGGTGTTAGCAGGGGAGGCTAGACCCAAGCAGGGCGCACTCTGGTTACTTAGACACAAGGATGAAGTCAAAGGGTGAACAATACTCTGGGCTGTCAGGTGATAGCCCTTCATTTTGCTCGTGGGTGTATTCCTCCACCCACTTCCCTGCTTGTCCATATGTTTCGAACTCACCGCAGATAGCGTCGGTGAGCCTGTTCTTTACGATGTACTTCATTCTCTTTTTGTTTAGTGATTAAGTTGCTATCGTCGGTATCGGAGTCGCTCCTTGAAGTCTTTTTCGCATATAAGGAGTGCGTCCTCCATATGGTCTGGTTCTGGTCTTTCCGTTTCCCATTCATATAGGTCGTGTGCTGCCACCGTGCTTGGGTCTATCTCTAGGGGGAGTTCCTCCACGAGGCAGGCCCAACATGGCCCAAGCTCAAAGCCAAAGTCGTGCAGGATACAACAATATACCATCTGGGAGCTATCGCTTATTTGGGAATACCCGATTTTGTGGGGCTGGAAGATATTTTTGCTTCTCGTCCACTTAAGCTTGGGGGCTTCAGCCTCTTTGATGATTTCCATAGCTCGCTCCCAGCCGGGGAAGCCTCCGAGGTTGCGGTCGTCGATATAGATGTTGGCGAACACCTTGTTGCCAGCAACTCCTCCGAAGTCTTTGAGGTTGTTCGGTTCGTGCTCGTTCACTAAGTCAAACGGTATGCCGTGCTCCTTGCACCATTCGACGGCTTCGTCTAGCAGCTCTCCTTGTCTGCACGTCCAGAGGATGAGGTCGTGCCCCCGCTTTTTTAGCTTCTTGATGCTCCATATCGCTAGGGGCATGGGGTCGCCTATCTCGGGGTACTCGTTCTGACAGATAGTACCGTCAAAGTCGATTGCTATAATCATTGCCTTTTATCGTGTTTTGTTGTGTTATAGGATGATGTCTTCTATCTTGGGGAGGGCGGAGATAACCATTTCTTCGTGTGGGCTGAGCCTACGCCTAACCTCGGCGGCTGACCGACCGAACAGTATAAAGCCTGGCTGGTATGCCCCGTCCACGAACTCGTTCGCTAGGTATGCTCTGAGTTCTCCGCGCAGTATCTTTTCTTCGTCGAGTTCATCTACAACGAATTCTCTTAGTTCTAGCTTTCTGGCGTATTCGTCTGCGTCGAACCACCCAATCAGCCGTTTGTACTGCTTGAGCTTTTCGACAGCCTCCTGCCAGCTATCTGCATATATGAGGAATTCCTTACGCTTACTCGTGTACTCGTAGGCTATTCTGTCGTGTAGGCATGAGAGGAATATTTTCATAGCTTGCTTTCTTCTGATGGTGAACCGTTGATTTCAGCCTCTATTGCTCTAGCCTCCTCCCGTATGGTGTGCATGAACGCCTCAAGTTTACCGAGGAGTCTCCTCGTCGTTTCTATCGACTCTGGAATATCCACGACCCTAATCTGTAGGAGGTCTTCGATGTCAGACCGAATGTTACGGACTTTGTGGTCTGCGCTGTTGAGAGTTGATATTATAGCTCTAGTTCTCTCTTGTAGCTGTTCTTCGTTTACTTGTATCATAGCTGTATTTCGTTGCTGGTTAGTATCACCACCATGTACTATTTTCGACGGTGGCTACGTCGCCGATGTTATACTTGTGGTATGTAGTCTCGTCGACCCTAATGATGTGCTTGCCGTCGTCGGACATAAGCACGATGGTGTGCCTATCTTTGTAGTGCCCAGGTGTGTACCTCTTGTTAATAACGACTCCCGTGTAATGGTCTGGCTCATTGCAGGACACGGCCACTGCACCTATCAAGGCGAGGAAGAATATTTTTATCCTTTTCATCTTAGTACTTCTTTCCGTGTAGTCTTGGGCGGGTAGCGTTGTAGCGCATCTTGAGGCGGACGTGTCGCTCGAGGTCGATACCTATACGCTCTGCGATATTCATAATGCAGCATAGCGCATTATAGAATTTCATCATAAGCGGGGCTATGATTGGGGGCTCACACAGATAGCACACAGCCTCATATGCCAATTCTGGGAGATCCTTACCATCTAAGCCTATAATGAGCTTATAGTTCTCATTCACATCTTCAGAGAGGTCTATAGTCTCTGCGTCCTCCTCGATGATACTCCCGTATAGGTCAAGTAGTCGTATGGTGGTGTCTGCTAGCTCATCCTCTAGGGTATCCTTGAAATGAGCCTCGAAGGACGGGATGAAGAACGTATCGGGGAAGTTCTCTATTTCTTTTGGAAGGGGAGGGGCTGTCCGCCCTTTTCGGTGTGCCTCCACGGCCTCGGACAGCTCGGTGATAGCGAGCATTAGGTAGTGCTCGTTGCTGTGCGGTTCATCCCAGAAGCCTTTAGCCACGGCGTTAGCGTGGACTTCCTTGGCTAGTTCGTAGTAGTTCATTGTGGTTGCTTGTTGTTTCTTTGTCGTTCGATTGTCACCTTGAGTTTTTCCTCGGAGTTGCTTGGGAGGAAGTCGGTTATTAGCTCCTTTATGGAGGTCGCTCTTCCTAGGGCAAAGCCGTAGGTCTTGCCCCAGTTGTATGCTATCGCGTTGGAGACGCATACAATAGCGAGCCCTATTAGGGCTAGGATGATTGCGTTGCTGTCCATTACTTGGTCGTTTCTGCTTGTCCGTCTTGTTCGTTCTTTGCCTTTGGCTTCCGCGCTTCTGCCTTATGCTTGAGGGACTCCTCTAGGCGACCGATACGCTTGTGCTTGGCTTCGTCGAGCTTCTCGAGACGTTCGATGCGGGTGGACGCATCCTTGAAGTGTCGGGTCTCCTTGTTCTGGTAGGCCTCTATCTGTCCCCTTAGGGCAGACAGCTCTCGTGATAGGGAGACCAGGAGGAGGGAGGTGGGTATCGCCAGTAGAATAGCGATAGTAGATAGAATTACTGCTGTTAGCATTGTCGTTGGTTGTTAGTTGTTATTGGGAGGTTTGGAGTTGTTGCATGTTTTGCAACAACTGAGAGGTGGGAGCTATCACCATTTCGGGTTATGGTGATAGCTGTGAGGGAGTAGTGATAGCTAATGTTGATAGCTATCTCATTCGGTCGCGGTCTATCCAGCCCCGCTCGTAGCCTAAGTAGTACGAGGCTACGACGATGAGCGGTGAGAGTATGACTAGAAGTATTGTACTCATGCTTATATGTTTGTTATCTCAATGAGCCCAATGGGTGGTACCTCCATTAAGCCTTTCTGTCTATGTAGTAGAGGTAGTAACTCCATGATAGGATAGACGTCTCTCCATACTTCTCTAGGCTTCGGTTCGTGTCGTACATAGAGGTGAACTCGGGGGCCGATTGCTCTCTAATCACTACGAGGAGCTTCCGTTTGCCAAAGTCCACTATCTGGTAGGGCTCTACTGATAGCTCCTTAGCTTCGGCTACTCTATCCTTTCTCTTGAGGAGGTTGGCGACCGCCCTATCTGACTGCTTTAGTCTGGCTTTTCGGAGGCCTAGTACGATGTGGTACACTAATAGCTGTCGGAGGAACATACGGAAAGGCTTGGACAGCATTACCGACGTCCCGTGGGCTCGCCCGTTCTTGACGTCCAGCTCGTGATCTAGGCTGGATAGATAGCCCAAGTGAGCGTACAGAGACCCTACTGCCAGATCTAGGTCTCTGACTTTACCAAAGTCTATATTTCTGATGTCGGATGATGTTATCATATCTGTGGTGGTCTTGTGCTTATGTGAAGGATGGCGAGGAGCGCTGCGTCACGCTCCTCTTGGTTGCTCCTCTTTTCGCTCGAAGGGTGCAGGGTCACTAGGTTACGCTTGCAGTGGCCTACTAGCTCCTCATGGGAGATTTTACCGCCCCCTCCTCGCCAAATCTTGGTTAGTGGGAGTTGCTCGATGAAGTTTATCCCCTTCATCTGAAGGCATACCCTTAGCAGGTTATAGGTCTGGGCACAGAGTCCGACGGAATAACCTTTCTTGGCTATCGTCCCTCTGGTGTCGTTGGGGCTGTAGTGCCAATTATGGGAGGTGCTGTACGCATTCTCGATTACCACTAGCGTCTTTCTCCCCTTGAGCACCACATCTGACTCTTTTATGTCTTGGAGCATATCAGTGAGGGAGTAGAAAGGCTGAGTGCTTAGGAGTAGCTCCCTCTTCTCGAGGTCTAGTGTGGCTACGCCAGAGGCCTTGCTGTCGGGGTCTATCCCGATGATGTGGGTATATCCTTTACTCATCTGTTTTTTCTTCCTGCTTCATCCGTTCGAACTCCTTGCCCTTTGCGATTATAGCCTCTAGGAAAGATCGGGCTATGTCACGCCCGCTGGGTCGCTTCGCCTGCTTTCGTCTCTTACTCATTGTCGTTGTCTTGTTGTTCGTTGTCTGTTTGCCTATCGCCTCCAAGGCGGTCTAGTATCTCGATATTGAAGTCTACGCACTCGTTCAGACGTTCGATAGCAAGTTCCGAGAATTTGGTGCAGACAGCTATTTCTACTGCACTCTGCAGCATGTCTACTTCTCTGAGGCTTCTGATTGTCTTCCCCTTTTGGGAAAGAGCGAAGTCCTCCATCTCCTTGTATTGGTCTAGCATGTTTGCTAGGTCGTAGAAAAACTGCTGTACCCCAAACTTGTCGAGGGTGTATTGTGTCGTGTCCATATCCATTTTCGTTTGGTTAGTTATCGTTACTGAAGAGCGGAAGCTCCTCAGAGTCTCTTTCTTGGAATTTCTTGATCCTCCCCATTCCAGCGTTGTAGTACTCTTCGTCGATCTCTACCCCGATGAAGTCTAGTCCGAGGTTGTGACAAGCCTCTGCACACGAGAAAGAGCCTGCGAAGAAGTCAGCTACAAGCACGTGATCCTTGCCCTTGGGTAGGCAGAGGTTCAGCAAGCGCTCTAGGAGGCGTACGGGCTTTTGCGTCGGGTGGATAGTCTTGTAGTGGTCTCTAACGAGGCTGATGATCGTTTTTTCGTTCATACCAAACTCAATTCCCTGAATGACGGTTACACACCTGTTGTGGTTCCAAGATCCACCTGTTATCCCCGGCCCAATCTTCCCACTGTAATCACACCTAGTTATCTTCTTTACGTCTTCCTCGTACGCCGAAACACTCGTATCCGTTTTCGTAACGGAACCCTCACCTTTATCTTCGTCAAACTCGATACTATTGGCTTCCAAAAAACTCAATACAGCCCCAAGTCCCTTGGGGTTGCCAAACACCGTACACAAGCGCTTGACGTCCGTAACGATAGCATCCAAGTTGTGACTCTTCATATCTAGGTATGGTACTTTGACCTTACGAATGCCACCATCACCTTTTGCGAAGATTGAGACCGTTTCGTGAACACGGGAGATCTTCAAAACTGGAGATGAGGTATGCCTCTTATCCCACACTATCTCCTCTTTGAATTTAAACCCGAGATTGGCGAGTATCGTGTTCCATCGGTAGAAGCTCTCGCCACGACCAAACATGATGATCATACCATCCTTGGTTAGCACTCGTTTGCATTCGGTGAAGAATGCCTGCTCGTCAAAGGGGCGCTCCAGACGCTGGCCTACCAAGTATAGGTAGGGAGGATCCATGCATATAATGTCGATACTCTCGCTTGGGATCTTGCGAATTTCCTCCTCGCTATCCCCGTGTATAGCCTTGATATTGCTCATAGCTTAGAATGGAAGATCTTCCGCCGCCTGTGGCTGTGCGGGGGCAGGGGCTGGAGTTGCTACGGGCTGGGTGTATGCCTGCTTGGTGTATGCCTGAGTCGTGGGCTGGGTGGCTGGTGCTACGGGCTTTGCCTGTGGGGAGGTGACCTGCCAAGCTCGCACCTCGGTGTACCACTTGCCGCCCCATTCACGGCTTTCTATGTCGAGGTTGGCGGTGACCACTGTCCCCACTTGCACGGGGATCTTGTCAATGTTGTCGTTCAGTAGCGAGATAGCTACCTTGCGGGGATACTGGTCTTGCGTCTCTAGGATAAAGACCTGCTTGCGCCAAGTGTTACCCGCCTTGCTCGTGCCACTCTCGTAGGGAAGTACTTTGACGATTGTCCCTGTTAGTTCTACGTTCATGTCTGTATCTGTTATGTTGTTTAGTTATCTAAGAATGATAGTATGTGTTTGATGACCTCTACCGTCCACCCATTGCCGAGCATCTTGTAGGCTTGCGTGTCAGAGCATTGCCACTTATACCATTCGGGGATAGTCTGCAAGCGGGCACACTCGGTTGGTGTAAGCCTCCTTAGTATTCTATCCATCTTCACGCAGGGCTGACCACTACCGTCATTTCTTGCTCGAGCTGGAATACAAGGGCTCTTGCATTCAGAGACCTCTCTAAAGCCTCTATCCTCTTTATGTGTACGCCATGTGCCTACTGCCAACTCTACTACGGCTTGGTTATTCCCATCTTCACGTGACTGAGCATTTAAGCATGGTGACTTCATTGTCTTCATTGTACGGAGCTCTGTTTCCCCAAAGAACCTCAGAGAGCCGACCGCAAGGACTACCGTCATGCCATTAGCCCTATGTCCTTTGTGGGAACAGGAGAGGAGTGAGCATGCTTTTTCGTCCTTCCTTCTCAGGTTTTTCTCAAGCCAAGGGTCTCGTATTTCAAGGATGTCCATATCAGAGTGGTTGCCTCCACTATGGCCTCCAGCTGTTAGGCAAGAAGCCTTGCCTTGTAGAGCTTTTGGTCTCAGTTCTCGGTCTAGTTTGACAACATCCCAGCTGTGTTTCGCATCTGTGGATAGACCTCCTCCTACTCTGAGGGCTCTTGCTTTACCGCTTACATCTTGACCAAAGACACCAGAGTCTATGTAGTATTTATCATCCACTTCCGCCTCTAAGATGTCTTGAATAAATATGCCTCTGTCCTCAGGGATGGGAATGTCTGTATGCACATCTCCAAACAGCCCCTCTTGTCTTGTGCGTAGGTTGCTCCAATATAAGCGGACTCTATTCTGAGCGGAGACGAGAGACGAGTTAATCACCACGGGCATCAGTCCTAGGCTCTCATTGATTTGTCTCTCGTCGTTTGGTCGCATCCTCACGTTTTCCAGCAGGAACTTGACTTTGGGGTTATAGGTCTGGATATGCCTCAAGATGTCTAGGAACACCCAGTAGAGTCTACTCCTTGGGTCGTCATGTCCTAGCATCTTACCCGCAAGAGAGAACCCCTGGCACGGAGACCCTGCGAGTAGTAGGTCAATACTAGGCCAGTCAATATCCCATTCTCTCCACTTCTCTACGTCTCCTAGCTGTATTGTGTCTGGGAAGTTGAGTTGCGTCTGATTGATGGCATGCTTATCTATCTCACTTGCGTAGTACCTATTGATTGGTACACCCATATCACGCAGTGCTATTTGTCCACAGCTCATACCATCAAAGAGTGATAGTATAGTCAGTGGCTTTGTTGTCTTGCTCATTTGTTTTGTGGCTGGTGATACCAGCTAATCTTTGTTTGCTCCAGAGGCCTTTAGGTATCCTCTTAGTGTGAGTAGCCTAGGAGACCAAAAGAGGATACAGCTGTCGTTCTGCCACGGCTCGCTAGATACTTCTCTGCGGAGCTCCTTGCGGATAGCCCTGCTCTCCTCTGATAGCCTCTTGTGGAGCTCTGGGTGATTAGCCTTGAGATCTTGGGAGATGATACGAGTAGACCTCGGAAAGTCCTTGACGGCTTCATCTAGTGGCATGCGCTCGGTGAATACTCTGTGCTCTATGAGGGCGATGTCCTCACTGGAGAGGGTGAAGGCTTCACGAGATGCGGATAGCCCTCCCCTGCAGTCTGTGGCTACTGGTGTGTATTTCTTCATTGATTTGCGGAGATGAGCTTATTGATGAAGTAGATCTGCCCCTTGGGTGTTACCTTCGTCGTGATCGTTGTATGGAGTACACCGTCATTACCAGAGCGGATACCCTTCTTGATCTCGAAGAGGCCTTTATCCATAGCCTTCTGCGTTGGCTGGTTGCGCATTTCTCCATGCTTACTACAGAGGAAGCCCTCACGCCTCATCCACTCAAAGAGTCGGTTCTGCCCGATGTCTACCCCGTTTTGTCGGAGGATCTTGGCAAGCTCGCCGATTAGGATAGAGCTCTTGGAGGCAAGTACCGCTGTAGCGAACGCCACCTTGGGGGCGTCCTCCTGCACCTTGGCTTGTAGGGCTTCTTTCTCCTCCTCTGCCTGCAGAGCAAGCCGTAGTAGTTCGGAACGAGAGGCGTTGGCTAGTGGGTTCACGGCGACACCCGTTGTAAGCAGCTCCTTGACTCTGTCGTTGCACCATATTGCAAATGCAGGACTAAGCCACCTTGCAAACTCAATAGCTACATCCTCGTGCATCCAAGTGCCCTGATTATCTGGAGATCCACCATGTGCCACTTGCACTAGATCCGTTAGGCATTTCTGCCTAACGGCTGATAGTGAGGTGATAAACTCTTGGGATGACTGCGTTCTTAGCCAGTCCTTAGCCGTCTTCCCGAACGGCTTGGCCATCTCGGTGGCGTTCACCATCACGCTATCGCCCTGCTGGAAGGTGATAGGACTCCCATTGTAGCGGAAGGTTTGGTTTATTATTTCCATTGCGTTTGCATGTTATCTGTAGTAGCTTTTATCTTGAGCCTCTAGCAGCTCCGATGTGTAGTAGTTGATACGTCCGCTCTCCGCCCTTCTCTCTTGCACTAGACATAGAGCCTTCCACCTCTCTACATTTGCACGCCCGAACATTCGGTAGGCTTTTGATTGAGAGATTACGGGAGAGGCAAACTCTCTCTGCACGCCCTTCTCTATAGCCATAGCAAGATACCTCTGGAGATGTGTGTTCGTTGCTATTGCGTGCTGTATGCTATCTGGGGATGGTGCTCTCTTCATTCTATCGTCTTTTTCCTAGCTAGGTTGAACCATTCTTTGGGTGTCTGGTGGAACTCCTCCTTTGTTTTATGATGATTAGCTAGTGCTATATCATCTATGTGGGATATTCTATCATTCCAATACAAGAGTAGCCAGTCGAAGAATACCGATGGGGTGAATTGTCCGAATACCTTGCCATATTGGAGTGTCAAGCATTTCTCCTTGAAGATGTAGAGGTCATCTAAATAGAGGTGAGGATAGGAGTCTATCACCCTCTTTGCCATCATCCCAATCTGATCAGGTCGGAGCCCCGAACCAAACCAATCATTGACCTCTAGGATGATTATGGATATATGCCTTAACAGCTGATCCCTATCTTCATCGTCCCTATTTATCAGGCATAGTGGAGCTACCAAATCAGAGTCAATAGCTCTCATAAGCTCTGGGAACGAAGGAGTATCGTCTTCACTTGATCCCACCCTCAATTTCCTTCCGCATTTGAGCAAGCTGACTGAGGTTCTCTTGTTTTGCCTCTGTAGCTGTCCTTGGGGCAATTCGCCTCGTTCTGTAGGAGCTAATGATTTCATTGTACTTACTGCTTATTATTGATGGGGATAGATGTTGTATTAGCCAAGGATCACTGATGCATTGAAGTAGCCCAGGAAACGCTGAAAGGATGTCCTCCGTTCCATACCCTCTACCCTTGCTTTTCAGAGAGAACTCTATCTTGGCGTATATGTCTTTGAGTGCTTTCATCTCCTTAGCAGACCAGTAGAAGCTCTCCCCTGTCACCTGTACGTAAAACTCATTGAAGGTCTCACGCATTCGAGAGGTCGGACTCGCCTCATTTTTCTCAGACTCTTGGGCAGGTGAATTTGTCACATTTGCTGTCACATTCGCTGTCACATTTGCTGTCACACGCTCTTCGAGTTTGCCCTTTGCTGGAGCGGTTTTCGCTGTCACATTTGCTGTCACACTTGCTGTCACACGGTGTATCTTACCACGGTTGATTTTCAGCACATCTTCCATCTTGCGAATAGATGCATTTGGGAAGGCGGAGAGGTAAGCCTTTATCAGGAAGGCTTGGGGATCAGACTCTAGGAGCATTATCTCCTCTTTCGATAGCCTCATACTCAGGTGTGGAGAAGAATACATCGTTTACGGTCTTTCCGAAAGTGATTAAGCCCCCCCTATAAAGCTCTATCAAAGCTGGCCTAGCTTCGGAATAGGAGCACGGAAGAGCGCACTCAAGCTCGACCTTAGTCACCAATAGCGGTCTTCGACGACCTGCCCTTATGCTCTCTAGTAGGCTATTGAGTAGGGCTAGCATCTCCCTCGCTTGGGGTGAGATACTGCAAGAGGCTTCGCTTGTCATAGTAGATCCTTGTACCATTGTGCTGTACGTATCTATACTTCCCCATCTTTCTCCCCGAAAGCAGGGTAGGTCGAGATACCCCTAATAGGGCACTCGCCTCCTCTGCCGTAAGCCAGTTTGAAGGGTGCGTATTCGTCTGATTAGCGATAGCATCCTTGGTCTTGTCAATCGAAGTTCGGACGTTATGCTGTCTCTCTTCCTTTGTTAGTTCTGCTACATTCATATCCACTTATATTCATTCTTCCTATGTTGGCATGAACACGTTTGTAAGAGGTCTACCTCCCGATACGATCTGCCAAAGTCCTTTATGCTTATCTCCGCTTGCGTCTATCAGCCGAAGGTCTTCCACTCGACCAAACATTCGATAGGTTCCGCAGAGGTCTATGATCCATGATCTGTCCTTATTTGGGTGTGGTCGTATAGCTCGTCCTACGATCTGATACCACAGAGAAAGGGAGCGAGTAGCACGGGCAACAACCACAGTGTCCAGTTCAGGATAGTCAAAGCCCGTAGTGAGTGTTCCTACGTTAGCTACGACCCTGACACGTCCGCTCTTGAAGTCTTCAAGTATACGCTCCCGCTCTCGCTTTGGGGTCTCACCTGTTACCACAGCGGATATACCGGGGAAGTGCTCTATCAGCTCCTCGCTCTCCTCGACGAACTGAGTGAAGACCAAGATACCCCTACGTGGTACCTTGGCATTGTACAGTAGACGCTCTACCACATTCACAAGCTTGCCAGCAAAACCTGACCGAAGGTATTCTGCTCGGAGACTAGCCTCCGTATATCCCTGTCCTGTGCTATTCACGCTCAATCGACAAATGTCGATACTCTCTATGTTGTAGTAGTCCATTTGAGCGAGGAAGCCCGCTTGTAGCAACTCACACACCTCCGTGTAGTGGATCAGCTGTGTGAAGAACTTCCCCCTCAGTCGGGTGAGGAAGCGTAGCATTGATCCAGGCGACTCCCTCGTACCTGTAGTGTACAGCCTATATGGTGTTGCCGTTAGTCCTACACACTTAGCCCCTATATCTTTTAGGAAGGTCATGTACATTCCGTCTGGGTCTTCGCTAGCTAGGTGTGCCTCGTCGATAATCACATAGCGGAAGTGCCTAAACTCATCGGGTTTCTTGTACACACTGCCTATCGTGGCAAATGTCGCCTTATTGACCTCCTTACGTCCACAGCTCGCAGAGTATATGGAACAGAATAGGAAGCCATAGCTACAGAGCTTTTCATAGTTCTGCTCTAGGATCTCCTTTGACGGCTGTAAGATTAGCACGTCAGTGTCTAGTCTATTGACAATATCTGCTATCACTAGGCTCTTCCCTGATCCAGTGGGCAATACCATAAGCCCGTGCCCCTTTCTGCTACCATCCACTAGAAAGCGGACGGCAGCATCAGAGGCTTGTTGTTGGTATGGTCGGAGGGTATATTGCATAATCTTAATTGTGGTCTAGATCCACCTCTTGTTTAGCTCCACTTCTCTCTCCATTTCTCCTAGCATGCCATGCTCGTCTGATGATGGGAGATAGATGCCTGCTTCTTTAGCGGCCCAATCTCGGAAGCGGTCTATTGCAGTGGACATCTCTTGGGTGTTAAGCTCAGAGCTTGAGCGAAGCACATAGTATCTTCCTATACCTTGCCCCTCTTTCTCTCTAAGGAAGAGGTCGGGGTTCACGTGTCGCTTGAAAAACTCTTGCTTGATCCATTCCATTCGCTCCCCATACTGGAGGGCGAAGTAGGAGAGTATGAGGTGTAGGTAGCTATTCTGCTTGAGTGTTCGCTTGCCCCTCTTCTCCGTCAGCTCAACGAGCAAGCCCTGACGATACAGGAAGTTGCATCGCTCTTTGAACTGGGTGCGGTCAAGCTCTCGGGAAAGGTCGAATATCATATCATCGTAGTGTTATCTTGACATACCCCTTTCGGGTTGTTTGCTTGGTGTATTGGCCTGCCAGCTCAGGGTGCTCCTCTTTGAAACGCTTGCTGTCAAACGTGCTACTAGTACTATCTGCAACCAGTGTTACTAGCAGTCTAGGAGTTTCGAGCTTCTTTATGCCCTCTCTCTCCATCTTCTCCTTGAGGAGGTCTAGGCTTTCTTGCTTCTTGGCTTCGTGGTAGTCAAGCATCTGCTTTAGAGCTATGATTGCCTCTTCTTGCTCGCTAATACTTGCAAGAGCTCGCTCCTCTGGGGTGCTGAATACGGCGGGCTTAGTCTCTGCAACCTCTCCCTTTATGAAAGCTTGTATGACGCTCTCTATCTCATCGTCTGTCCTTCGATCGACCTCCACGATCTTAGCGGTATCGCCTCGTAGCCAAATACCATACAAGCGGGATGAAGGTCTGTCTAGGAAGATATTCTGCTTGTTAAAGAGGTAGTCGCAGAAAGAGAGTTGCCAAGAAAGGCTATCTATATCTAGCTGTGATGTCGTCTTGATGTCGTACAGGTTGCCTTGACTATCTATACAGTCGATCATCGTAGCTACTACCTCCTCGTCTGAAACAAGGTACTCACTGGCTATCATCGTGATGCCATTCTCTTTTAGCAGACGGAGATAGTTCTTAGCCTCTTGGCTAGATCGGTCGCTGATAGCCTCCTCTCCTAGCAAGTTCACATCTTCACACTCACAGTGTATAGCCGTGCCTCGTTCAGCTGCCCTAGCTAAGACAGACTCTGGAATACCCTTGTACTTATCAGGGAAGAGTACGCTTTTGATAATCGAGGTCACCCCAGAGAGCACACACCCATCCCTAGTGGAATAGGTGTGGCTCAGTTCGTCGAAAAGCACACTTGATCGGTGCAGGTCTAATAGCTGTATCATCCGCTTTATCACTTGGCTTTCTCCTTGAATACAGCCTTTAGCCTTTCAGCCTCTGCCTTGACAGACCTATCTCGCTTCATCTCTTCAGGGAGGGATAGGTATCTATTCTTCAGGTCATCCATGCTAGAGGCTTCTGCTAGCTGGTTCATAGCACTCTCTACGAGAGCTCTATATTCACCGTCATCTTGCCTTGGTGGCTGTGTTTGGGGGGCGGGCTGTGCCAGCTCGTAACTCCTAGCATCGGGGTCTTTCTCTTCCTTCGTCGGTATCGTGAACAGCTGGAAGAGGGCATATTTCAGGGCGATACTCATCGTCTTGTTCATCCCTTTGTCCCCGCTATCCATAGCCTCACCAACCACGGTGGTCGTTATTGAAGATCCGTCGGAGGTCGTGAAGTGGTGTCGGATGGTGGCACGTGTGAATAGCACCACGCCGTTACGCACCTGCCTCTCTGACACATCATATCTAACGACCTCTGGAACTATGAAGATCTCGCATTCAGCTAGGATGGCATGTAGCTCGTTGTAGACGTCGTCTATACCGCGGAACATGAAGCCCTGTTGCTGGTTTTTGCTACCCTTGGCGATAGCACCTATAGCTTTGTTTGCTTTAGCTATGGCGGCGTATATCTTCGGTGTACAGGGGGCGTCCTTTACGCCCCCTGTTGTGTTTACAGTTTCTGTACTCATACTATGCGTTTAGTCTATATTTCCTCCAAGTACTTCGGAGGGGGTGATTATCATGGATAGGTTGCTATGTAGCACCTCTGCAGCGTACTGCTTTGCTATATCCACAGAGTCTATATCGCCACGTATGTAGGAGTGCCTGATAACCACGTGGAAAGTTGGGGGATGGTCACCATTTCGACGCTCTCTGATAGTCACGGAGAGGTCGAGGTGGGGGCATGGGAGAACGGCCTCGGATACCACGCGCTCGTCCCAGTCGTCAAATGTCGTGTACGGAAGGTCTACCCACTCAATGGGGCGCAACCTAAAGAAATCGTTTGCCATAATATCTAGGAGTTTGTAATGTTGTTTACTTTATCGCCACGGCTGGCTCATCACGAGGTCACCGTGGCATATTCACTAAAAAACCACATATCAATCAGTGGAAATCTGAAGAAAAACAATAGAAAACCTTGTTTACTTTATTGGCACCCTTACCCATCACGGGCTTGGGTACCTTATAACTCTTATCTAATAAGATAGGGGAGGGGCTGGGCTTCACAGCGTTGCCCCTCCAGATAATACCATGAAACACACACTTAAATTGTTTTCGTTGTGAGGTAGCAGGTGGCAATCAAACCTACTGACCACCTATAGAATTGAGTTAGTCTACCTCTTCACTCTCTGACTCGCAAATCTTACACACCTCATACAAAAGAGGTAAACCAAAGAGCAACAACAAGAATAAAGCCCCTTCAATAGTGTAGACTCTTTCAGGGCGGAAGTATGCCAAAATGAGGTATAGTATAGCGATACCCATATAGTAGTAGTCCCGACCTCTAAATCTGATGTTATCCATAATAGCTCAATCGTAATAGCCAAATTGCTCTAAATCGGATGGGAGCATAGCCACACGCTCTATCTCTCGAAAACAGCGCGTTAGATAGCTCTCATACACCTTGTAATCAAAGTCTACGATAACGCTTATAGCTGGATGGTTTGGTGGAAGATTGTGCCAAATATCCACGCCTAGGTTTGCTTTACCATGAAAGTGAACCGATAGGTTTATATACACCTCTGTATCGGGCTCTTCATCCTCTACAAGGAGGCTAATATCCAAGCTGCTATCTATTATTACACCGAGACCATCATCGTCCAGCTCTATATCATCATGTACGTCTACCAAGATGTCTACCCAGGAGTCCATCTGCTCTTTTAGCCACTCGGTTGTGAGCTCACTAGACTGCACAGGAAGGCGGTCGTCAATTATCTTTGTCGTGTTCATAGTTTTTCTTGTAGGCGAGAGCCCCACGCTGGGAGGTGCAGGGCTCTCGCTGGTGAATTACTCTGTTACTAGGTTAGCTAGCTTGTAGCACCGCCATTCTTGGCGCTCGGTGTCGTAGTACGTTTGGCAGGTGATGGGAGCCTTGCGCCCAGTCTCTTTCGTCTCGGGCACTAGCTCGCTCTTTAGCGTGCCATAGGCTTCTCTGAGTGAGCCGTCTACCTTTTGGTAGTAGAACTTCACTATGCCTAGTTGCATTCTTGCGTGTAGCTTGATGTTTGCCCAAGCGACCTTTAGGGCTTCTGAGAGCGTGAAGCCGTTGCGCTTCACGAATTGCCATGCGAGGCTGAACACTCTGCTTAGAGTGCTCTTTCTTTCGTTGCTCATACTGATTGTTTTTTAGTGGTTGTTTTTAGTGATGGTGCTTGCAAGCCCTTTACGAGGGGCGAGGTTGCCAGCCTCTGCGTTCATCACCCTGCGAGGGCTTCACCGCTTTTGCTGGTTCAACGTCTAGCACGTTAGGTCTAGACTTGCAAGCTGTATTGTTAGTCACGTGTAGAGGGCTTAGAGCCTCTCTACGTTAGTTATCTCTTTGTTTTTTAGCCTTGTCAGTATGTCAATGATCGCTTAGATTGGTGAGGTTGTCACCTCTTGACCTCTCTTTACACTGCAAAGATATAACAGATTTGTTGAATGCCAAAATCAAATGCACAAATTTGTCGAATTTAATCTGTAACCACCTGATTTTCAGTAATAAAAAATTTCATCATTTCTGGTATATGAGTATCTTCTCGCTATCCACGGGTGACACTTGCGTGTTTGAAATGGTGGTTTTGAGGGCGAAAACACGGCTCGTCCTCGCGCGCGCGTACGTAATTATAGATTGAGGGGTGGTAAGCCTGCAAAACACCCACTACTCTGTAAAGCACATGAAAGTATTTGGGAAAATGACTACCTTTGCGAAACAACTTCAGGAAAAGGTATGGAGACGAATGCACTATCAGTAGCGAACTACTTCGTGGAGCTTTCCAAAAGAGATGGGATAGACCTCCACCTCCTTGGACTTGTTAAGCGTGTGTATATCGCTCATGGGTTCTCCCTAGCGATAAGTGGACGACCACTGGTAGACCCTCGCTTTGACAGGATTGAGGCATGGAGGTACGGCCCTGTAATTCCTTCTGTCTACCACAGCTTCAAGCACAACAAGTACGCCCCCATCAAGGAACCAGCCGTTATATCCCGCTGGGAGGGCTCGGAGGTGAAGTTTGAGACCCCTACGCTACAAAACGAGGACGACAAAGAGCTTGTAGAGCTGATTTGGAATAGGTACAGCCAACTATCAGATAGGGATATTGTGAAACTTACGCATGAACCTGGAACCCCGTGGAGTATGGTGTACGTCGAGGGTGAAAACAGACTTATCCCCGACGAGCGCACCAAAGATTACTACAGGAAGGTAATGGATCTAATACGCAAGAATAATGGCTATTGATCTGGAGACACTGAGAAAGGACGGGAAGATAAGCAAAGAAGATCCCGATGCAGAGGAGCAGATGGCAAGCTCAATAGAGGTCAAGACACAGACAGAGGAGTACAATAGACTGAAAGAGGAAGTAGAAAGCATCAAGCAAGACCGAGAGGAAAGGAAGGTGTATGCAAGCAAAACATTTGACTTCCTATGTGTCTATATGATCTGCGTAGGACTACTGCTATTCATGTCTGGCTCAACGACAGCATCCCTTCAGCTCTCTGACTCTGTTTTGATTGTCATCTTAGGTACGACTACCACTAATGTACTTGGCATCTTCTACTTTGTGGCTAACTACCTATTCCCAAAGAGAAATAGAACCACGGAACGAGAGAAAGCTACAGATCATGACCTATCAAAGTGCGTCAAAAATCGACAAAATAGTCCTAACAACTACTAAAGTATATACTACCCCTATAAAAGGGAGTAATAGAAAGAGTAACTAAGCAAGCTCAAGAGGGAGCTTCAGAGCCATAAAGCCCCCTTACCCATACGGGGCTGTTCTTCCAGCTGTCCGTATGGCTTCGGGGGTATGGTATAGGAGAGTTCCAAGCAGTGCCCTGTCGGTCGCCCCGTCACCAGCACCAGAGGTTCTCCACTCCCTCTGATACATTTACCAGCTTTCCGCCCTAGTGGTGGGCTGTCCGAGCATCTGGCTTTTCGCCCTGCTCCCTCCTTACGGACACCTTGCGTAGGTCTTTCACCTAGGCTCTTCGGGAGGTTTAATTGCTAGCCCCGAACGTCCGTCTAACACCGATAGCTGACTAGCAATAGCCTCTATCCAGAGTGCCAAGCACTCTAAAAAGAGTACCCGCCCCAAGGACTCCGACCAGTCCAAGGAGCGGGATTTGATAAGTCTCATGCCGATCTCGTTATCGGCTTCCCGTAGATGGTCGGATCTACTGGATGCAAAGTTATAACATTCTTGTTTAAGTTCAAAATATGAATACGGTTGCATCCAGAATTTCCACTTTCATAGACCACTGTGTGGGTATTGAACACGGGAGAAATAAGCGGTTTGCAGATAAGATGGGCGTCACCGAGTTTGTCGTATCAAATTGGGTCAAACGTGGCGCTGGGACATCAGTGATAATGAAGATCAAAAATGCCTTCCCAGAGGTTAGCGTTGAATGGCTTCTATCTGGAGAAGGCGAGATGCTGAAACACCCGACCAAAGAGGACTCCCCCGAGGACTCCTCCGAAGCCCCACAGAAGCCCCACAAAGCCCCCAAGGAGGTCGAGGTAGTGCCTGAGGGCTCTCGCATCATACAGCGACTGCCTATTATCCCTATCGAAGCTCAAGCGGGCATAGGGAGGGGCTTCCTGTATGACAGAGACAACTCACAAGACCCCGATGATATATACGACGAATTCGACTCTATGGAAGTTATCCTTGAGCGTGAAGCCTCTGACAAATACAAGCTGTTCCGTGTAAAAGGGGACAGCATGAATGACGGAACACTATCCTCCATATGTGCAGGAGATGTGCTTCTTTGTCGTGAAGTCTTCCCAGAGGACTGGAAGCTCGGGCTAACAAACAACCGCTTCCCCAACGTCGTAGTCGTAATCGAGGAAGAGGGTATCCTAATCAAGCAGCTCATCAAGCACAGCAAGAAGAAGGAGACTATCTCCCTGCACTCGATAAACCCCAAATACGACGACTTCACCGTAGACCTAAAGAATGTGCGTGCATTCTACTATGTGGAGCGTATCATCGACCGCAGTATGTCGCAATGGTAATCATCAACTAATCAACTAAGCATAATAGAAATGGAAACAACCTCTACCTCTCAGTACGTAGCACTCCGCGTATGGGGCTACGTCTTCTCTATCGGACTTACCTTAGTCTGCCTCATCGCTTTCATCTTCACCTGCATGGGGAGCGTAAAGGTCTTCGATGATCACTACAATGTTATACGTGTAGATAAGGTGTTTAACCCCGTTAGTCTCATCTACCTCTTCTCCTGCATACCTTCGATCGCCTTCGGTAGCCTTTTCTCTGTCGTGGCTCACATAGGTGAGAATGTGCAAGCTATGAAGGACGCTAAAGGCGGAGAGTTGCCAGAGGAGAGTAGTGATACCGACACCACGGAAGTAGATGCCAAGAAGAGGGAAAATCGCTCTATTCTATACGCTCTCATAGGTGCTACCATCATCCTCGCAGTGGCTTTTGCCTTAGCGTTCGGTGGGTCAAAATAGCTCCACCCCTGACTAATCCACTTACACCAAAGATCTAACTATCTGTATGAAAACTCGATACACCTGACTCATAATCAGGGAGTCCTTGGTTCAAGCCCAAGTGGGACCACGATAGAAACTAAGCACTAGACAGCAGGTTGAAAGTTCCCTCGGTGAACAAAACAGCCTGCTGTTTTTGTTATGCAGGGGCTAATTTGGAATATACAGGAATATACAGCTATGAGTTCAGATTTTACTATAGGACAAGTTGTGCTAAGGAAAATACTAGAACAAGAGGATATAACCATTAACACACTGGGAATACAGCTGGGGATGGACCGGTCTCAAACTCTATATGACATAGATAAGGGAAAAACACAGACGATATCCTTAAAGATGGCCAAAAAGATATTGGCAGCTTTCCCCTACTACAGCCGCAGTTGGCTTCTATCTGGTGAGGGAGAGATGCTTATTGCCTCCCCACAGAAGCCACAAAATGCTCCCCAAGAGATAAAGAGGCAAACATTAGGCTCTCGCATCGTACAGACACTGCCAGTCATCCCTATAGAGGCGAAAGCGGGCATAGGGAAGGGCTTCTTATACGACAGAGACTGCTTACAAGACGTAGTAGATGTTAATTCCGAATACGACACCATGGAAGTAGTACTAGAGCGGGAGACATCAGACAGATACAAGCTATTCCGTGTCAAGGGTGATAGTATGACTGATGGAACATTCCGATCCCTCTGTGCTGGTGACATTATCCTCTGTCGTGAGGTATATACCGAAGACTGGAGCTATGGGCTTATCAATACTAGATCCCCCTACGTGGTAATCGTGATTGAAGAGGAAGGGGTACTCATCAAGCAGCTCACAAAGCACGACAAAAAGAACGAAACCATCTCCCTTCACTCACTCAACAGCGCCTACAAAGACCTCACAATAGATCTAAAGAAAGTGCGAGCCTTCTATTACGTGGAGCGCCTCATCGACCGACACATATATGAGCCCTATCAAAACTAAAAAGACACCGCCTTTAAGAGAGGCGTATGACTATCTCAGGAGTATGGGGATAGTACATACCCAGACAAACATAGCTGAGAAAACCAAGTATAATAAATCTGTTGTCTCTCAAGCTCTAAACGGTATTGATGGGTACATCACTAGGAACTTTGTATCAGCTTTTAATAGCGCCTTCGGTTATATTTTCAGCGAGGACTATCTCCTCCGAGGCGAAGGGACACTACTCAAAGATGGGACGCAGGACGAAGCCCTGAAAAAGCCCCAACGAGCCTCCAACGAGGTAGAAACAAACACCTCTGGCTCTCGCATCATCCTACGACTGCCCATTATACCCATCGAAGCGAAAGCGGGCATAGGGAAGGGCTTCCTATACGACAGAGACAGTTCACAAGACCCCGATGATATATACGATGAGTTCGACTCTATGGAAGTTTTCCTTGAGCGTGAAGTCTCCGATAGACACAAGCTCTTCCGAGTAAAGGGGGACAGTATGATGGACGGAACACTATCCTCAATATGTGCAGGTGATGTGCTTCTTTGCCGTGAAGTCTTCCCTGAGGACTGGAAGCTCGGGCTGACAAACAACCGATACCCAAACGTGGTAATCGTGATCGAAGAGGAGGGCATCCTAATCAAGCAACTAATAAAGCACAGCAAGAAGAACGAAACCATCTCCCTACACTCACTCAATAGCACCTACAAAGACCTCACAATAGACCTAAAGAAAGTGCGAGCCTTCTACTACGTAGAGCGCCTCATCGATCGACACCTAGCTCAATGGTAA